GTTTCGTTAGGCGTTTCCCACCTAAATGGTTTTTTATTTTATTCCAGCTTGACGGTTTTGTCAAAAATAGAACAAAAACCCGTTTCGGCACGAAAACGGTATATCTACAAAGTTTATAGGTTTTGACAACTGTAAAGTTTTCCGACAATTGGGGGTTTTCTCCCCAATTAACTGTAAAGTTTTCCGACACTTGTATAGTTTTGCCACATACAACTGTAAAGTTTTCCGACACTTGTTTCTATAGCCCCGAACTATAAGGGTTTTTCCGTTTCGTCAGTTATGGGGTATTCTGCTACATACCAGTTTAATGGTTTTGTCTATGGTTTTTGTAGATAATCCCGGTGGCTGTCCCTGTTTTTCGGTTTTGCCAAGGCCCGGAGGGGAGAGTGCCCGCGCCCGTCAGCCTACATGCCGTCGTCCAGTCGTTCATCGTCGTGCCGTCCACCCATCGCCCACCCGTCTGCCATCCACCCATCCGATCAGATCATACATCGTCTACGTGCCGTCTGCTCGTCTACTGTTCTCCTCCCTGCGTTCAGACATTCTTGTGCATGCCGACATAACGTGACCTACATGCCAACCAGTCATCTGTCTATCAGGGTCTATATATCTAAACGACGCATCATGCCGTCTTGTCGTCTTCTGTTCTCCTTCTATTCTCCTTTTTCCGCAAACGTGACTTTACATGCCACCAGGGCAGCTATGTGCATTTTATATTACGGATAGCGCGTGCCGTCGTGCAATCTTGTATGTGGGGGTGGGAGTATCTACTACTCCTTCTCACCCGCCTGAGAACACTAGGCGTATGCCGACTTGTCATCTTCTATCCTCCTACTCGCCTCCTGGACAGCAGGAAACGCCTTCTGCATGCCGACTTAGCAGCTTCTGCCCTTCTCCCGCCAAAAAGGGGAAAAAACCGACCTCCATAAATGCCCCAGGAACGATTTGTTTGCTGCAAGGCATACTAGGGTATGCCCTGAAAAAGGCCAAAAAAAGGGCCAAACCCGAAGGCTTGGCCCAGTGCAATTAATTGCAAATGCAATTAGTCTATATCTTCCAGGCACTTAGCCAAGTATGCCCTGGCGTTTGCTTCGTTGTCTACCTGCCCAAGGAAGGCCAGATCAGCCCTTATCTCATCTTCAAGCACGCAGAGCAGATTGTCGTCGTAGCAGTTGTCAACCACAGTCAGGGCCGTATTGAGCTTTTCCTTGGGCGAGAGCTTGGTCGAGTTCATAACCATGTGCAGAGTCGCAAGCTCCAGGCCGATGTATTCCTTTGCCGCTGCCAGGGTTTTCATATCTTGGTTACCTCCGCGTGCATGCCCGTCCGTTGAATTGCTGCCACCAGTTCCGTTGCCCGCCATGCTGTTGCCGGGCTGAACACTTTTCCCGTTTCCACGATCTTGACTGACCACATACGTCACCTCCGTAGTTGCGGGGGCGGTTGCCCGCCCCCTGTGTCTCAGTTAAGCTGCCACGTCCAGCAGAATCTCGGCCGGGGGATCGGGGAGCTGGGTCGGAGCCTCGATCACTTCCGGCTCATCCACGATGGCCTTGATCCGCAGGCGGACATTACCGGTGTCCTTGTTCAGGATGTTCTTGTCCATGCGGCCGCGGATGTCCTTGAAGCTGGTGGCGGAGAGTCCGCAGCGGCAAGCGCGGGGCATGCCCTCTTTCTTGGAGCAGTGATCGGTGATCCAGGCGAACTGGGCCTGGGCGATGAGGGCGATTTCGAGGGCGGAGAGAGCAGGGGCGTCGTCCTTGGCCCCCTTGTAGGACTCGGCTTTGGCCACGACGGCCCCGGCGGGCAGGCCCATGAAATCCACGAACCGGCGGTGCAGCTTGTTGATCGTGGTCTGGGCGGCGATGGCGGCCTCGGAGTTGATCCCCCAGGCGAGGACCTCTTTCTTGAACTTGCTCAGGTCGGTGGTGGCGAGGGCGGTGGCTGCGGCTTCCGTGGGGTTGAACTTCTTGCTGGACATGATATGTACCTCCTTGTAGGTGCGCCCCTGAGGGCGTGGGGCCGAAGCCCACAGTGTAACTCGTTGTATTTGTTGAACTTTTTGATTTATTATATATGGTCCTCGGTTAAAACGCAAGAAAAATCTTGTGGGTTCGAGAAAAAATGTCGAGAAATCAAGGGCTTGGAGTCTGTGCAATTAATTGCACAAACTTTGGGGTCCTGCTGCGTCACCTTCATCACCATGCTTATCAGAATCATAAATCACCATGCCGCCTGGTGAGGGGGGAGGGGTTACCTCCCCCGTGTGCTGTTACAGGTCCAGGACCGCGATTACCGCTTGCAGGAACTCAGGGCCGGAAACTTCTTTGTCAATTCCGAGGCCGACCATATCTTCCTCGATTACGTGTTCGTACAATTCGTAGACCGGAGGCTCGTTGCGTACCCAGTTGACCGCCTCTTCCATGATCTCCACTTTCTCGTACCAAGTGAGAACCTCACTCGTCAGGTCAATGGCCAAGGTCTTGATTGCCGTGTTCAGCTTTTCCTCGATCTCCTCAATCATCTGGTGATACGTCAGAGAGTTCTGGAGTTCCTTTTGTGTCATGCCCATGGTGTTACCTCCTTGTAGTTTGCGGGTTGTTCCCGCGGGTGGGTGGTTGTTTTGCTTTTTATGTTTATTATAGTATGGCCCGCGAAACCTTGCAAGGATAAAGCCTTGTTTCGTACCCAGGAAAACATGGAGGCTGAGGGCTTGTGCAATTAATTGCACAAACGTGTTTTCTTGGCGGGCACGCCGGACTGATGCTCCAATGCTTCTGCTGTCCTTCTGTACAGAGAGAGAAGCAACACCGTCGCCATCATATTACGGATGACGCATGCCGACTGGCCACCTTCTGTGCTCCTACTTGAGAACGCAAAACGTCATGCCGACTGATAAACTCCTAGGCTACATCGGGCAAAAAATGCGGATATCCCATAGAGAGAGAACTTTTCTTATGCAGCGGAACAGGCAGGCGTGAGAGGCACATTTCGGGGGTAAACAGGGGTATCTTGGGGGTAAACAGGGGTATCTTGGAGGCTTGATTCTGGGGTGGGTGGGGGTCTTTTCTTCCTAAAATAGTCCATCTTACGGGGAGGGTCTGTTCTTTTTGGGTGCAGGCAGACAGGGCGGTATCATACATATCAATAACTTAGGCGGGTTGGAGGACCTTTGGGGGGTGGGCAGGGCTACCCGGTAAGCGATTTTGGCGTAGGGGTACGGTCTTAGTTGGTACTATCTGAGCTTATAATACGAGTATCTTTCTCTCTCTTTTTATCTCTATGTTTTCTCTTCTCTATTATTTCTTTTTCGGCCGCCAATTTTGCATTTCTTGGTGGGGCCGCCGAAATGGGGCGTTTACTTCACAAGGGCAGGCGTTTTGTGCAGTTAATTGCACACGGCAGGAGGGGAACTGTGTCCTGACTCCTACCGTATGTATTCCCTATCTGGTCTTTTATCTTGTCTTTCTTGGCCGCGTCCCGCAGACCAGGCAGTACGGTAGGAAGCCAGGTCTATGGTTGGCACCCACTCCTATGTGCATCCGGCACAGGTGGTCTTTTATGTGGGTTGCTTTCTTGGCCCCGCATTTCAGGCAGCGGTCATTGTCTTGTATCTCTAAATGCTCTGTCAGCTTGAGGGATACCGGGGCTAGTATCATGTACGTTTCTGCTAGAATATCTGTTGGTAGTATCCTTGCCTGAGTATACGCCGAGGCTCCCATGTTGTATGGGTCTTTGGCGTAGCTGTTGAGCAATGCGAATACTTGGTCAATACGAGTCTTGGTGTAGCGTAGTAGCTGTAGTTCTTCACTCATAGTTTACACTCCGGGCAACTGTAGAGATGTGCTCTGTCGTACTTGGTTCCACAGGGGCAGATGGTCATGGTCTGTACATAAGATACCCGAGGGAGAAAGCACTCCTTCATTGCCTTATGGGTTAGCCCTGTCCTGCATCCTAGACATTCTCCTCTTTCGGCCGCCGCGAGTTCTTCCTCTATGTCTACTCTGATTACGTTGACCATGATTCCTCCTCGGGGTGCAGGCAGAAGTAACAGAACTCGCATACCAGATAACCGTGTTTCCCGCCTTCCTGCATTGATTGCTCAATGTCGAATGTCCCCTCGCACCGACAACAAACAAACTCATCATCATCGTCCAGCATGATTACCTCCCCCCCCACTTGTACGATGCCATCCAGATGTGCGATATGACCAATGACCCCCATAGTACCACGAGGTCTGTTTCATAGGTCCACGCCACTATGGAAAGAGTCAACCAAAATCCCGAAGCGATTAATCGTCCCATGTTTATGCTCCTTGGGTGAGTTCTGTTTTCAATGCCTGCACTATGTCGCCGCGTCCCATGTCCAGGGTGTAGACTTCCCCTGTTATGGCCCGCACTTTTCCGTAGCCCGTACAGACGCCGCAATCAGGATCGGTCCAAAGCACAAAGTCACCCTCCCGTATGACTGGCTCTGGGGATGGGAGTTCTCCTTTGGCATCGGCCACCACACCCTGTAAAAGTTTCCAGTCAATGTCCCCCATATCTCCGTTGTCTTCCGTAACCAGGAGTACGTGCTCAAGGGCCTCCAGTAGCTCGGGTGCTTTTGCTATCAGCCGGGCATTGGCAAAGACCTGCTCCCAATCTGCTGCCGTTTTTCCGGGTGCGGGGTGGCAGACGGCTATGAGGGGGCCTTGATTACGATTCATGCCCTCTACCTTCTGGTACACGTTATTGCCGTAGCCCTGTGTCCAGGGTCCGCGTGTATGTTTCATGACGTTGTCTCCGTGATTGGTCCGTTGTACTTGGTGAGTAACGACCGTCTGATGTGGGCCGCAATCTCTTTTCCTGTTTGCAGGCTGCATCGTGAGTCGTAGCATGACTCTGCTATCTTGGCCGCGGCTTCGATTCCCGCCTCGTAAGCCTGGCGTTGCCGGTATTGCTCGAACAGATTGGGCTCTGTCGCTTTTCGTGCAATTAATTGCACAGGACATCTGAATCCGATGAACGACCAGAATATGCTGTTGCCGGGCCAGCCCCATTTGATTATCGGGGGGCCGCTGGGGCTGGGTACATTGCTGATGCAAATGCGGGTAGGATGGTCGTCGTCCGGGGGGTTTACCGTAAATTCGTCGCCCTCGCGTAATTCCTGGGCAAGCATGGTGTTCTCCTTGTGCTTGAGAGCGATATAATCGCTTTGTACGGGGTTTCTAGGGCTTGGGGTAGATACTGGTATGCTTCTGGGTCTTGAAGGCGGTTACAGGGCGTGTCAGGCGGTCAGTCGTGCTTGACCTGAAACCGCCCTTTGACATGCCGACTGATGAACTAGACTGCTGCCCCACAATGTTTGCAACGGCGAGCTTCTTCCGGGATGTACTCAGCGCACTCTTTGCATTTCTTGCCGGAGATATTGCTCACAAAAAGTGCGCAAGGCAAAGCCACGACGAAAAGCATCCAGCCGAAGAACCACCACGCCACAGCATTACGTCCCTTGCTGTGGGCTATTGCCGCCGGTATCAGTCCGAGAAACGCCGCGATGAATAGTATCAGTCCCATGTCGTCCATTTGTTCTCTCCTCCCTTTTTTGTTCTTCCTGTTGGGCCCAGCTCCCTTGCCACGGAGAGATAGGCAGGTATCGTTTTCCGTTCCAGATTCCAAGTCCCATTAGTACACCTCTGTACCTTTGGGGGCGGGGTTGTCTCTCAGGTAGGTGTGCCACCCATCATCGTTTCGCCAGCCAGGGAAAGTCTCGTTGTCGGTGAGTTCCTTGGCAACCTCGAAGCCCGAGAAACCATTGTTCATGGCGGAGCGTTGCAAGAGCCGTACCTCGTGGTCGTCCCGTACATGGTAGACCTGCCAGATGCAGCCGTCCGGTGTGTTGCGGATGTTCAGTTGTCTCATGGTCTCCTCACTTTGCGTAAGAGATGCGGCAGTCACCCCACACATAGGTCTGGGTGGTGCCGTTGTCAATGATCTGGTCCGGTGCCCGTGATGTGTCGGCTAATTGGCAAGCCGTGCTCCCAGGGCCATTGTCGCCGCAGCCCGCGAGAAGCAGACAGATTACCAGCAATACGAATTCGGTCTTTGTGATGCGTAGTGCATCAATTAATGCTTCCGCCGGTGTCTTCATGTCGTCCCTCCTCGATGTTCTTGCAGGCTTTGAGGTACACGTCACACAGTTCCGTAAGGGCAGGGCCAGTAGAGAAGCCGAGTTCAGCCAGCTCTTCCAGCATGGCCATGCGGTCGGTGTACCACTTGGTAGTTATCTCCCCCATGAATGTGGCGTCAATAAGGTCGGCCTCGTGTACCTTGCTTACAGGTTTTTCCATGTCACACTCCTATGTGATACGTCTTGATGTAGTCCGGGTCGTCGATGAGGCGTTGTGCTTCCTCCACCACATAGGTCGTGGTGTTCCCGGTAAAGTCCTTTTTTCGTCCGCGCTTGAACAACCCAGTATTGGGGGTCTTCTCAATTACCCCCCAGACGGTCATAATCTGGGCCTCAGGGCCATTGAGGGCCACAACCCTACCCGTTACCGCCTGGAAGGGCAGCCCGACCCGTGTAACGTAATCTCCGACTCGTAAAGGTCTCATTGTGCCTCCCATTTGAACATCTCGTGAATGACGTTCCAGTCATTGAGGCGCTTGCCGCCAAAGTCTTTGCCGAACAAGGGGCGAGAGAGCCCGCGGTCATAGGCGAACATGACTTCCTCTTTAATCTCTGCTTCTGTAGGCTCATACTCCCCCACCCACATTGAAGGGAAGATACCATCCACCCCACGGTCATGGTCCCAAAAAGCAATCTGCTCGGATACGGGGTCAAGGATGGCCACAATGCGCTGCCCCTCTGCCGTGTACTGCCTGCGGGTGTTGAACTGAATCTTCATAGTAGCTCTCCTGTAGGTTCGGACCCTAGTAGGTCCAGCCGTGCTTTTCGCAGATTGCGGTGTCGCTGAGTTTGCCGTCCATCCAGGTGGAAGCCAGGTGACCGATGAAATCCATGTACTCCCACATGGTGATCTCTCCGGCCCGCACTTTCTTGGCCGCCGTTTCCGCGTGGGTGATGTAGAACGGGTCATACCGTTTTTCCATCTCGTCGCGGGCCGCTTTCTCGTTGGCCAACAGATTCACTTTCTTGGCTTCGTCGAATTTCGCTTTTACTTTCGCGTCCATGTCATGTCTCCTGTAGTTGCTGCTACCCTTCGGGGTGCAGGTTCTTCATGTCGTTGGCCGCCACTACGCAGGCACCGCACAGGTTGATGGGGTCTTCGTCGCAGATGGTCTCGCGCTGCACGATGGCGGGGTTGCCGCAGTCGCAGGTGAGTCCCAGGCTGGCTGGCAGGATTTTGTCGTCGCTGTAGATGCCGTTGCCGATGTACTTTCTCATGATCTCTTACCTCCTTGTAGTTGCCCACTTTGGGGTGGGTGAGTGAACTTTTTGATTTATTATATAATAGCCTCGGGAAAAACGCAAGAAGATTCATGTGGTTACGAGGGCTAGGCCCACAAGAAATCCTGTGGGCCTAGTGCTGATTGGGGTCATGATACGTCGTTCTTTACACCGTGGGGGTTGATGGTGTATTCCTTGCACGTCGGGCACCAGTACCACTTACCAGGGCCGCATTGCGTGTCCCGCCATGCCATCGTCCCACACTCGTGGCACCTCTTTTCGTCGAACGTGATGATAGTCGTGGTCATTAGATTGCTCCCTTCCTGATGAAGTAGGCATGCCCTTTCTCGACTATGAACTGGGCAAAGGCGTGGTCGTTGAGACTGAACTGCCGTCCCGCCGGTACCACAGTGTTTCTCATCTTGATTTCTTTCCGAGCCCGCAGGTAGAAGGTCTTTTGCGTGGGCTGTACGTCCTGTCCGTTGTAAATCATGGCTCTCTCCTGTAGTTGGGTTGAGGGGGGCGTTGCCGCCCCCGCTGGTTATGTTACGCGCCTTCGAGCCGCTGGTCTACGTAGTCACTGGCGTCTTCGATGAGGCCCTTTTCCCTCAGATACTCAAACATGAGCCGGATGGTCTCAAGGTCTTGTGCCCCGATAACGGACTCTCCGTGGCCGATAGGTCGGTGGGCGATGGCCAACCCCACATCCGAATTGCCAATGAACAAGCAGTAGTCGTCCTCGCTGTTCACTATGAAGACGATGGCATCTTCGAGGGTGGGGTACGTCCTGACCGGAGTAGCGTTCCACGGGGTTTCCGACTCGTCCTCGTAATCGAGCTGCGTTACCTGAAAGCCGTCCTCATTGTGCTCAATCACCAGCCTGAAATACTGGGTTGACTCTGGAAAATCCTTCTGGGCCTCGTCCGCATGAAGCAATCTGTTGCCGCGATAAACTTCCATCTGATGTACCTCCTTGTAGTTGCCCGCCCCGCGGGTTGGTGTGGTGTGAACTTTTTGATTTATTATAATGGTTCCGGGGGATAAACGCAAGGGAATCCAGTAAGATACGAGAGCTTATTCCTCGGGTTTTCCGGGTATGTGCGGCCAGTACACAATGAATTGCAGTCCCATGTTGTCGTACTTTTCCCCCTTTAACCCAGCCAAGTGTGCTTCCCTGGCTACATTGTCGGGGTTACTGGTGATTATGCCGTAGCAGGTGGCCCCGTACATGAAACGCCCGCTATACATATCCTCTATTTCACGCCCCGGCTTAGAGCCAATCTTCATTACTACGTCTACTTGTTCTTGGTGCGTCATGCCGACTTACCTCCTTTAGCTTTCCGCATTTCCTTTTTACTGATGGGTCCCATCCCCTGCATAATTTCCAGTATCTTGGCGGCCATGTTTCCCGCCGGAGTGTCGGGTATGGAATCGGATACCGGCGGGTCGAAGTCGAACGTAATTTCCACTGCCCCCTTGGGCTTATCTTCCAGTATTATCTTTACTTTCATCTTCCTTCTCCTCGTACTGGTAGAGTAGGTCGTGATTTATACCGTGGGATTCACAGAGCATTTCCATGTCTATTACTCTCATACGAGCCCCGCGATACTCCTCAGCCAACTTTGGTAGTGTCTTAATATCAAAGTACAAATCAAAGACACTAGGTAGTTTGTTTTCCGCAAGATGGTCAGTGCCACAGATGGGACACTTCATACCCCGTACCATGAGTAGGGGAACGCCTGCTTGCTGAGACGCGACCAGTGGGCCGGATGGTACCGATGAACCCAGACAGCGTACCGCGCTGCTTCCACATCCGCCTCGGGCATGGAAGTCATGCGGTCTGCGTCGAGTACCAGCTCCAGCACTTCCGAACGCCGATACTTGATGGACTCATCGAATTCCCCCTGGTCATTGACGAAGCAATCCTCGGCAACGTAGTCCCAGGTGCGCTGCATAGCCGTGATGGCTCTGGCGTCCATCTTCTTGGTGTCGGCCTTGATGAAGGTGTCTCGTTCTACCGCGTACATTGATACCCGTTCTGCCATAGCATCTCCTTTCGTGGTCGGCCTTTGACATGCCGCCGTTAGAACTCCGAGTCTCCTTCCGCTTGCAGGATACGCTGAATCATCCCGAGGCGGTCCTTGCGGGTCAGGAACTTGATGGTCTTGCCGCTTTCCAGCAGCTTGATGGCGTACTCCCACGAGTAGCCCTTGGATTTGATCTTGGCCAGCCACCAGGGCCAGAATTTGAGCACCATGGGGCGGCGACTGTAATCGGTGTGTCCTGTTACTGGGTCGAGCATAGTAGTCTCCGTGTGCAATTAATTGCACAAACTATTGAAGGTTGCTTCGCAGGATGCGAGTGATGGATTTCGCCCCGCCGTAATCGGTGGGAAAGTCCACGCTGCTGGAGAACAGTATACACCGCCCTTTGAGCTTGTCCAGATACTTACGAGCCCCGGCGGCCCCTATGGCATTGGCATTGAAGAGCGCGGGTTCAAGTTCCGGGGTCTCTCCATCCTCAATGCTGATTACCCCATTGTCTATCTTCACGAATATGCTGTTCACAGTTTCCTCCCGTGTTCCAGGGCACAGTACGGGGAGACGCACATCCCGTCATGGTCCAGGACTTTTCCTCTGTAAATTACTTGCATGCTGTACCTCCCTGTAGTGGTCCCCCTCGGTGGGGGTTGATGCGCTTTTTTATGTTTATTATATAATAGGCGCTGAGAAATCGCAAGTAAAATCAGTGGGTTTCGTTAGGTCCTCCAAGTATTTCCATTTGATTCCGCTTCTTCTATTGCGTCCGGTATGTCCCGGTAGCAAGTCAGATCATCCCCGTAGGCGTTGGGCAGGGAGAATACCCATCGGTAATAGTCGGTGATCCCGTCCCACACATTTCCCACCTTAGGGGATTTCGGGCAGCCGCAGAAGTACAGATTCCCGTTGGGCCGTATGAATAACGCCCCGCAGATGCAGTCATTTTTACGAGAACTATGCCCTACCCCGGTAGTCTTGGCCCTACCAATAGGCACCCAGACGCTTGAATTGCGTATCTCTCGACCGTCATTTTTAGGCCCCGCGTAACTACCCCAGGTACCCTCTAGTCTTTCTCTGGTAAACGCGGCAACTACTTCGGGGGCTACCATGTGCTTGGGGTGCATATCGTCCCGCGACAATGACGCATGGATATAGCCGTTCTTGGCCATAGCCGCTAAACGTAATGCCGTGGCGGTAACTGTCCCGTTGGTAACCACTGCTACCGTAGCCGGGTCCCCGCTGTCGAGGTCGGACGGAAACACTGAGAAGGCAAAAGTCATAGCCTCCCAGAACCGTGGGTGTAGCGTCGGTTCTCCTCCCCCCAAAGTAAAACGCCACCTATCGTCAGGAGTGTAGTCTTCTTTCTCTAGGTACAGGTTGGTGAGGAATTTCATGGTCTGGTCCACGGTTTTATCGTCCATGTGTCGGCCGCGAATGGTGTGCGCTCCGCAGCAATGGGCGCATAACATATTGCAGCGGTTTGTAATCTGCCAATAGATATTCATAACTTATCCTTTCGGCGGGTAGTAGACACTCTTTTTTAAATCCCCTAGTTCTCCCTGTAAATGGACAGTGCCGTTGACGACCAATACCCAGCCGGTAGCGTGGGGGCCGTACCACTCTTTAGCGGGGGCCACGAATACCCATGCCCCGTTATGGTACACTTCTTGGGCCATCCATTTGAGTACCAGGGAAAGCTGCTTGTCCTGTTTTTCCATGATTTTGGTCACCAATGTTCCTTGTGGGTACGAGTGCATTGAAAACTGGAGCTTACTCACGGCGTCCTCCCGGATGGCCGTGGGTTCCAAACGCTAGGGTGCCGGGGACAGCCCGTTTCATGGGTGGCGCACCCATTTACAACCAGGGCTTGACACTGACTACATCCCACCCGCCAAGTTTTATCACTGCGATTGTAGGTGCTGGTATCGAAGCCATTTTTACGTAGTCTTTCTCCCATTGTCATGGTTTTCTCCCGTATTCTGAGCAGTAGGGGCACTCGGTTATAGATACTCCATTGCAGCGGATTCTCCACTGCACAATATCGGACTGTCTATTCACTATCCGCATGTATGGATATTCGGTCCCGCAGGTCCAGCAGCCGTAGGTGGCAGCTACTGTACCTATAAGGGTTCCTGAGTCTAGGGCATACCACACCTTTCGGAGCTTACCCCGTGGATGCGGTCCCATTATAGTACTTTCGTCTATTCTTGGCATGTTGTTACCCCATCGTAAATTTGAAGTACCCTAGTGTCGGACGGTCCAGATTGTACTCGAACGTCCCTTGGATGTTGTACCTTGGTGGGTACTTGGCTACCCACACAAGGTGGAGGCTACGATTTGTGCGGCACCACGGGTCTATGGTTACGTTGCATTTGGGTTTTCGGTATCTACCCAGCATTACGTGATAGTCCGCGCTCAGTATTATCTGGGCTTCAAGTAGGACTTCCTCTTTGGTCATGACGGACCCTCGTATTTCTCCCAGGGCACCAAGTATTCATTGGCCCGCCGTATTACCGCTTGTCGATTCAAACTCCAATAGAATAGGACTCCCCCCAGCTTGGCCAGGTACACTGGTTGCTTTCGTGTACGGGTCGCCAAGTACACGTCCAGGGTTTCTTGTGTTGGCATGCCGGTTGGTAGGCGGGCTACCTCTTCGTACGCTAATTTACGCTGGTACTGCCCCCGGTACTTACCCGTCTTGTAGTTATTATTCCCGCCTTTGGGGCGCAAAACTATACCATGCAGGCGCAGACGATTGGCAATCGTGTGCCTATCATACCCGAGCTTTTTACCCATTTCCCGCAGGCTCATGGTCTGATACATGGTGGTGAGCATTTCCTCGGGAGTGGCGTACCCTAAAGTCTCGGCACACTGAATCCACCCCGAATCAATGGGTCCTTTTTTCCTTCCGGCGCTCATACTCGGCCTCCCCCGCATCCTCTTCCGCAGATATTGCGTTCGCTACGATGCACTTCAAGCACTCGCCGCAGAACTCGCCTTCGCAATCCTCAGCCACTTCCGGCTCATCGAATCCCGGAGGAAGTTGCGCCTCGTAGGCGGCCTGGGCTCTTAAATACGATTGATGTAGTCTGTCCATAACTATATACCCCCTAGTATTGATTTTTACCGAGAGTTGCTTGCTCAGTAAAGGCGCGATGCACAGGCCATCCTCTCTTTAATCTCCAGTGTAGTAAAGATCGTTCTATGCCTGTAATTTCCGACCACTCGGCTATCGTTTTACTGGCACCCTGATACTCAATAAATACACTTGTACTTGTGTTCCTCGCCTGCTCTACTCGGGTAGCCCATCTACAATTTCCGGGGTAGTACCCCTTATTATTTTCTATTCTATCTAGCTGGTGATTTTTTGTAGGGGCTAGTCCCATATCAGATAAAAACTGCTCGAAAGAAGATAACCACTCGGCACAGACGGTAATACCTATACCACCGTATCTAGCCCATCGTTTGTTTCTCGGATTGGTTGTACGTGTAATCATGCTGCCCCAAGCAGTGTACTCTTTAGAGCCAGACATTCCGTGCGTTTTGCTACGCTTTGTCGTTACTTCTTTAGGTAGACACCCGCAGGAGGTAGTATGCCCATTGGCCAGATTGCCCGCCTGCACCACTGTTTCCACTCCGCAATCGCAAACGCACAAATACCTACGATGCCTACTTGCGGTAGTATCATGCAAAGATACAACTGTCAGTCTTCCTATTTTAGTCCCTACCATAGAGGTTCCGCCTTAAAACCATTATCCCGTGAATGTCTCATTACTTCTCCTGTTGAACCAACTGTAGCACTGCCGCCTTGATTGCTGCGGCGATGGTGGGCTTTTCGACTACTGCGAGAAATCCGTCCTGTGGCTTTATCCAGACTTCAAGAGTATAGTCGTTTTCTTTTCCTCTGTTGTTTAATTCAAATCTGTATCCTAACTCGTTCAACTTCGACAACAGCGTAACCGCCACCTCATCCCGGTCATAGTCGGGATGAGCATCGCATGTACAAAATAATGTCTCGCACCGGCACTCAAGCCCGGCCCACTGAGCCAGTAATTCATTCTGTTCTTGTGGTGTCATGACGTACCTCCCAGTTTCTCGGCTATCTCTTCCAGTATCTCTTCCTGCTTGGGGGTGATGCGGGTCCGCAATCCATATTTCTGGAAGGCGGCTACGCGGTCTTCTACTAATTCCCGCTCAAATTTGGAGAGCAGGGTCTTATGCTTGTCCGCCAGCGTGAGGACGTGTACCAAACGAAGTCCGGTCATAACGTCCCCACGTACTCGCAGTCTACCTCAACAGTTGATGGGTCTATACAGGATATGCCTGCGGCAGTTATGAGAGCGTTGCCGATCTCTTCCTCAGTAACCTTGTCCGGGTCATACTCTTCCGATTCTACCTGGAACTCGAACTTGTACGTGTGAATGTATTTCCTTGCCATGACTAATCCTCCTCTTCTTTGTTCTGGGCAATATACCCCTTGTCCCACCAAAAAGCCTCACCTGAATCTTTGGGGTAGGGCATGTCAGTGCTGCCGTCCTTGCAGGCTTGAGCCCCCCTCGTTCATGTACTTTTTCGCTTCCGCTAGAGATAAGGCCATGATTATTCTCCCTTTATTCTTTGTATTCTGCGGCCCGCCATAGCCAGAGCAGCCAGATGGGTCATGCCTACGCCTATGGCCTTGCCCTTGGCATTACGAACCACTACTACTTGCCCCTCGGTACCAACGGTGCCCCCGCCCTGGGCTTCCATCCAGTCGCATGTTATCTGTAGAAGCTCCTGTGTGGGTGGGCCGAACGTGCGTAGACTGTCGTGCCTCTGCCTATCCCTCTTGGAGCGCATAGCCCGCTGCCAGCCGGGGATACCCTTGAACTCGGCCCCACAGCCGTCGCACTTCATGATACCCTCTTCCAAGAGGCGGTCCATCTCAGGGTCCAGCCAGGTCATTCCAGAGTCGTCGCACTTAGGGCAAATGAGGTTGCCCATGGCTACCTACCCCCTATTATCATGCGGGCCATGAGCCTAATCATGAAGTATTCGTAGACGTACTCATCCCGGCAGCCCTTGAGGGTGTGGGCCTTGTGGTCACGAATCCGGGTGCGGTAGAGACCATCCGGGTCGTCCTGATACATGCAATGAGCCAAGGTATGCTTACCGTTGAGGAAGACCGTAATACCAGGGAACTCGGCCGCGTCTTTGGCCTTCTCGTCCAGCGATGTGGTAAGCGGATAGCCCCGAATAATCCTCATCCGTGGCATGACTACCTGATGCTTGTGATAAATCTGCTGCTTTTCCCGCATGTTATACCTCCTTGTAGTGGTGTGCAATTAATTGCACTAGCGTTTCGTGAAGTCTTTTATCGTGTAGTAGAAGCCGACCAGAACGATGAATACCATAAAGCCTTCAAAAGTCCAAAGCGTGTAAGACATGATGCCCTCCTAGTAGGCCAGCCCGATGTAGGTGATTCGCTTGTCCGCGAGCATTTCCGGTATCCAGGCGGGGTCCATACGAAGCAGGAAGGGACAGAACTCATCCCCCGGCTTGAGGTCACGCCCGCAAGTATGGATTGTCCAGCCCCCGCCTTCCTCCGCTGTGTTCACTCTGTACTTTTTAACCTGTTCCATGATGTACCTCCCTGTAGTTACCCTGAGTGGTGGGTGCCGATTTGTAAGAATAGTATATAATAGACAGGGATAAAGCGCAAGGAAAATCATGTAGTTACTTAGGCTTTCTGTACAAAGAATGGCATCTTGGTGTGGTTGTCTTCTTTCTCGCAAGATTTCATTTCCCCGGTGTCAATATCCCGGCACTTGGTTGCGACACTCGCACCCTGTTGTGCTGCTTCTTTGGCGGTCAGCCTGATTATTTTGGCTTCTTCCTCCGTCATGGGCCGAGTTGTCACGAGCCGTGGAAACTTGGGTATACGGTTCATACCCATACCTCAATAACTTTGTCTCGATGGATAGTGATAACATCCCCGCAGACAAAAGAGTGCTCCAGTACCAAGTCGTTGTCCACTACGCCAACAATCATGCCGTCAGGGTGTAGCTCGGCCACTTTGACCCAGAAGCGTTCGTAGTTATCAATGGTCTTGACGAAATGCCCCACCGTCAGGTTGGACAGGTCCGGGGGTGGGGGGAGACAAGTGGGGCATACCGCCCGCATATTCCAGATGGGTTCCTTCATGATGTACCTCCGTGTGAAATTCGTTGTGGGCCGTTTGTAAAAATGGTGGTGAGGGGTAGGTATGGGTAAGGGGTGTTCTCCTTGTTAGGCCGCAAATTTAGCGGGTAAAATGCTACCCCGGTGTTGTAGGGGGTGGTGGTGTTTGGGGTGTACTGTGGCCGACCCGTAGATGTTGCCGGATGCAGGTTGCGGTCAGATGCACTACGGAGCCCGAATCATCCAGTATCAGCCCAGCAAAGTGAGGCTTTCCGCTGTACAGGGGGTATGCCCGCCCTACCGTCATGTGCTGTAGGAGATGGCCGCCGATAACTGGCTTGAGTAGGGTAACAGTCTTCTTTTGTCCAATCCCCTTGAACGCCCAGGAGCAGGGGCCTTGGGTTATGGCATCCTTTATCTCAAGGAATATGGCGTCAACTTTGTTTGGAGTCAGTATCTCCCCACAATGGCCTATGAGTATGCTCCTCAACTGAAATAATTGTGTGGCCTCTCGGTCTGAGTCTTCCATTCGGTCATTCTCCTTGGCTGAGTCGCTAAACTACATGCCGACTATTCATCTTCCTTGGGTTCGATTTTGTTTTTCTATTTCCCACCGCAGCTTGTAATTGTCTAGCTCTGCCTCCGACAATAACAGCTTATCGTGAACTTGGTTGTAATCATTTGTCGTGATATCAAGCAGATTGTTTATCCGTCCCACCTCGTCACGGAGGGCTTGATTTGCTTTACCCTCCCCCAAGATAAGTACCTCCTGTATGGCCACGGTTTCCCGCAACCTATCTACCTCGTCTGCAAAGGCGTCCATTATGTCTTCAATGACTCTGAAATCCCTGTCGTCATTTTTATCCAACGGCCACGAATTACCCCTGGCCCACTCTATTGCCTTTTCTACTGTCATATCTTTATTCCTTTACGATATAAGGGGGGTGCCGATGTCGCCCAAGATGTTAATAGATGGCTCAAATGAATATAGCGTCCACAGACAGGTTGGAAGTTGTTTTACATCGACACCCCGGTCGGCCTATTCCGACACTACTTATCCACCAGTGGTCCTTGATTCCCCTGGCAAACTATCCCTCCATAGAGGGGAAAAAATACTGCTGGTAGCTCACACTTCTGTACCCCCAGCGGGCGGGTATCCATTCCACCAAGTTGAGTACCAGACCCGAAGAGAAAGACGCAATGGAATGTAGGTCTACTGTCCGCATAGCATCTCCTTTGAAAATAAGACCCCGGAGGGATCGTCACGACTAGACCCAGAGAATAGGACCACCCTATTCATGAGAGCACCAATTCCGGTACCAGCAAACCACAACGCTAACATTAAGCAAGGGGTTTTCCTCGTGAGAACTGGCTCTCCTTTCTGTAGCTAAAATACCGCCGGGGAATTCGTTATTTGATTCCTTTCCAATTGGGGTCTTTGCGTATCATGGCCGCGCACTGTTCAAACACATGGTCATGACTGGACGCAGTAATATCCTCGATCACCCTGTATGGCCTAGACCTGGGACCAAGATTATCAGTTCCATCTTCATTACGCGGGCCCACCATAATACGAACCCGGTAGTGTCCTCCACCCAGAAATGATGAGTAAGTGGTAATCCGTATTCGACTATTGTAGCTGAGAGTATCCCACCGCATCTTTTCTCTCATCTAAAGTACCTCCCGTAGCGTGTCACATTGAATATAGAAGCCAGATAGGACATTGCTTCCGCCTCTCGTGCTGCCTTTTTCAGGCAAGCTGATTGTTGTTCGGGGGTGAGCTTGGCCCATTCTTCAGCTATCTTCAACTGGTGACGGTAATCGCGCTCTGCCTCTTGGTCCCGCCGATCAGCTTCAGCTCGGTCCTGGGCTTCCTGGCGGGCTATCGCTTCCTGTACCCGGTTGGGCCTGCGTTTGGCTTGTCCCACGACGTTCCCCCTTTAAGTCTTTGGTGGCTGCTACTTTCCGCATGGCTTCTTGTAGCGGGTAGGTGGGGCGGGACTGAAAGCACTTGGGATTGGAGCACCCGTCAGAAGACAGCGGTGACCGGCATAATACACAATCCTCGTAGTGTTTGCCAACAATAAGTCCCGACTCCGTAGCTATTGCTCCGTTAAGGATGTTGGTCTGATACGCCATTGATAACCTCCGTAGTCTCGTAGTCGGCCGCAGATATGAAATCCTTGGTGTACCGCGGCTCCCGACAATGATGCTCGAACGATTTGGCGATAGCGGCCTTGATAGCTTTGGGTACTTGGTGGGAGAAGGACTCCGCCCACTCGCTGAGGTCATCAGTTTCCGGGGCACTGGTCCGCGCAAAGAGATTCATGGCCAGCTTGGTGCCAGTGACTTCCTTGTAGATACGTAGGACTTTCATCACTTCCACGGTAATAGACCCGCGGACTCGCATCACTCGTACCACGTAGTAGTTATTGGCTACCGGGATGAGGGCATGCTCGGCGCAAGACCTATGACCCGAGTTCTTTACGAAGATGGGGGCCAGTTTGTTACCGTCCTGCCCGCTGATAATCTGAGCGAAACCTGACTGGCCTGCTGATCCACCCTCTTCCCATAAAGCAGGATGGCCTTTCCCAGTCACTGCGGCTGTGATATTGACGATTGGCATAACGTGATACCTCCTTGTAGTGTGGCAGATTAATCTACCAGTTGGTCGATCAGGGCGTCCGGTTCTTTGGCTGTCGTGGGGCGGGGCTCTTGGGCCGTGGGGTTGTAGGGTGAGGCGTGCTTCCACGGTACCAGTTTACTATCGCACTTGGGGCACTTCTCTGCGTCCGTGATGTACTTGGTGTACCGCTTCCCGCGCAGTTTGGGGCCGGTTCCATCAGGATTACGCTTCCCCAGTTCAATACCGAGAGAGTAGTCCTGCATAGGGCATTTCACACACATCTTTTCATTGGGATTGGCCACGATAATTCTCCTCGAACGTGAAGTGGGGGGCTAGGCCGAAGCCCAGCCCCCTTGGGGGTGTTACCCGACGGCCGCAATGGGCTCGGGGTCGGTGGCCTCAACCACAGGGGCCGCTTCCTGGTAGGACTTGGCACCCCGGTCGATGTTGGCGAGGTTGCGGTCCATCTTGGCCAGGATGTCCTTGCGGTGGTGGGGGTGAGCTTCGTAGGCTACGCGGGCCGCGATAGCCTGCTCCATGATGGCCGGGCGCTCGGCGGGCGGGGAGAACTTGTAGCCGTTGGCCCCGAAGACCAGAGCGATGAAGGCCGTCCGCAGTTCGCCGCTGGACGGGCCAGCCGGGGTAGCGGGGGCGACGATGGCCGCAGGGGCCGGGGTCTCAACCGGAGCCGGGGTGGGCTCGGGGGTGTCGGCAGGTCCGGTGACCTGGGTGGTGTCGTGAACGGGAACTTCGATGGTGGCCGTAGCCGGGGTGGTTTTGCCTTTGACGATTGCCATGATGTGATACCTCCGTGTAGTGTGCCCCCCTGGGGGGGTCTCGCTGGATGGCCAGCAAGAATTATTTATGAGTTGATTATATGTGATACCTGTAGTTTTGTCAAGAAAAACCTTGTAAATTAGGGTCTTGGGTCGGAGAGCCCTGTTTCCGCGTGTTTGGCCCTCTCTTGCAGAGTACGCTGTACCGGGCCGTCCAGATTCCAGATGGTGCGATTGGTCAGCCATTCTATGCTGCAACCGCTATCGGGTACCAGATACTTTTCGCAGTCCGCCTGCATAACGATCATGTGCTGATTGAAGTCAGTCACCAATTCCCGCAAACTGATTACCTCAGCCGCCAGGGCCTTTACTGTTCTGTTCTCTGATTCTTCCGCTACCTGCAAAGCCCGCTTGATAATCATTGGGTACCTCCTTGTGTGTGGATGATATAGTGTAAGTATAGTGGGGTCCGCGAAAGTACGCAAGTGAAATGCTTTGAAAATGAATCTTGTGCAGTTAATTGCACAAAACGTAAGTGCTTAATCTTGTTTCTTTTTCTCGCTCAGATATTTGCGGTAGTGTCTTTTGAAGCGGTCCCGTGGTACCGGAGGCATACTCAAGCCGCCATAAGCCCCCTCCTGGTACACCTTCCACAGCTCTTCCATTTCTTCTACCATTAGCTTTGGCTTTTCCCGCTGTAGGTACGTCATGAACTTCTTGGCCAGTTCTTCAACTCCAGTGGGGATTTCTTTGGGTACTTTGGGCTGTTCAGACTTGGGCTGGTACAGGTAACTAAATGCCCCCTCTTCGAGTAGGTTGGGCAGCATGTCATGTTCCCTGCCATCCACAAAATCCGTAAGTCGCCAAAAGGATTCCCCATCAGGCGTGGCTATAGGCTCCCCCATGCCCCGCACCCCGAGTTTAGCGATGAGTTTGGTGGAGTCGTAGAGTTCAGGCATCTTGGTGTTACTGTCCCAGTAGTTGCGAACTTTGGTCACATACTTGGGGTCTGTCACCAATTTAAAGTGAACCATCAGGGCAATAGCGTCCTTCTCATCCCAGGCGAAAATCCAATGGGTCATGCCCCGGAGAGTGTAGCACTTATGCAGACGAGATCGACCAATGATACGCTTGGGCCATCGGAGCCCGGTTAGATCAGTGTTGTGCCTTCCTATTACGCAATCCGGTTGTTCACTCATGCCTTCCCCCGCCGCCGCCCCCCATAAATAATAGGACAACAACAGAAAGGACTAGCGCCACCCCTGTGATAATTGCCCACAATATATTACCAAATATAAGGAATACGGACATGCACTGACTGGGAAAATCAAGTTGGTCGAAAGGTACAAGTTTTTCATTCTTTCTCTTGAATTCCTGCCTCTGTTTTTGTCTTTGGTGGGGGTATATTGTCTCTACATAGTTGGGGTTGGGTTCTATTCCGCGCTCAGTGAGTATCTCTTTTACATTAGATGCGGCTTCCCATTTTTTCCACCTGTCAATCGGTAGTGCTGTCATTGTGTACCTCCTTTTCCCAAATCATAATATCGTTGAGGGTGAAGGTCTTTGTGGTTTTACTGCGGCTTTTTAGAAAATCATACCATCTTTTCATTCCTTGTGACGCATCCATGGTGTACCTCCTTGTATTGTGCTGTTGTGGTGGTTGATATGGTTATAGTATATAGGGTACTGGATTAAATCGCAAATTAAATCAGATAGTTACTCCGTTAAGTGTCGCAGAATTCTTTTCCATCCAGGTGTAGACAGGTGACATTTGGGCCGCCGAATTGATGAGCCTGCCATGCACTGCCAGCCCAAATAGGGCTATTCCTATGGAGTCCGTTACGTTGTAGTCGGGATGCTCAAGGCCCCATGTGCCTTTGATAGCCTCGGCCAGTTGCTCTTTAGTAGCCTTTCCGTAGGCGGCCGCGAAGAGCTTGGCAGAAGTGGGGGCCACTTCCTGCCAGGAAATGTCGGCCATGTGCAATTCATACCGAAGAACCCCACCATACTCAATGAGGTTGATAGCCGCCCCACGGAATTTTACAGCATATCCCTCTATCCAAATCTGGTCTGGTTTGTGTTCGTGTATTGCCTCCGCAATCTGCTCTACCTGACGGACAAACCGGGCAAATCGTTTGAGTTTGGCGGGGGCTTTGATTACCCCCGCCATGAGCAGTTCCGGCTTATTCATTTGGGTACACTCTACTACGCATACCCCAGAGGTTTTACCCGTGTCGATACCCATAATCTTCATTCAATCATACTCCTGCCTCGGTGACGTAAAACGTCATGCCGACTGTGGAACTTAGTGCCCCGCGGGTTTCAGTTTCTTATCGTCTGTCGGTTTACCCACTACTGGACGGGGCTTCCCCTCGGTATTGGAATCCGTCCCGCCGTCTGCCGTGATAGGATTTTGTGTGGGTGGGGCATTGGGGTCCAAAGGATTAGCTCCACCTTTGGGAATGATGGGCTCCTTGGGCTTGGTGTACTTCAAGTCCATAGAGGTTGCTTCGTTGATGGCATCAATCACGTCCCGTCCGTCCATGTTGGGAGTGGCCACCTCAATTGCCTTGAGCTTGTTCTGGATATCAATGACAGTGATGGACTTGGAACGGAAAAGATACTTCCCGGTGGGGTCCAGTTCCCGCATTAGGGTGGCATTGATACGATCATCGAAAGCAATGCGCTCAGGGCTGAATACTTGGGCCTCAGCTACCATGTAGGATGCGTAGGCAGAGGCGTAGGAGTAGTCCTCAGCCTTGCCGATGAAGAGTGGGGGTAACCTATAACCACTGCGAACATGGGACTCGCAGTTGGCATCATACTTGAGAAACATGGCATCCTGGGTACGCTCGCCGCCAAAGCGTTCTACCTTAACATCAGCTCGGGCTGCGTCAGTAAGGGAACCTCCGGTGGGGGCAATCTCGAAGATAAAGGCTCGTTGTTTCTTTTTTGCTGCCCCATTGAGCATACCTTCCATGGCCTTGCGGGATTCGTCAAGAAGCTGTCCGCCGGAGAGGAACACGATGAAGGGAGGCACGCCACCATTGTTGAAGAACTCCAGATTGAATTCCTCGGCCTTGCGCGAGCCGACTACCGAAGGGGCTTGGGGTATCCATCGGGGGATACCATAGGGGCTTTTGTGGGTGACTTTGCAGGGGAAGTAGAGCATTTCCGTGGCCCGCTTGTCGGCTGGCAGGGTTGTACCCTGGGGTGCCCATAGTCCTGTCGTTTTGTCTAGGTCCCGAGAGGACCCATACTCCGCAAAATAAGTGAGGTTGGTGCCGTTGAGTATCTGCACAAAACGACGGTCTCGGACATACATGGTAAATTCAACATCTGCCCCTCCCCGGCGTAGAGTCTTTTTTACAGGTACCGCGGGGTCCAGACGTACCAGCCTCATGAGGGTGGGGTCCACGCGCCGGAAGCCCACCAAATCTCCCGTTATGGTCCGCAGAATCTCCAAGTACCCACCCCCCATTTTTTCCAGGTCATTACGTAGCCTGCGACGAATGGCTACCGTAGTCTCCCCCGGATAAGGCTCTTTGAAAAAGTCACTCAGTTTTATGGCGGTGGGGTCGGTGGCTGAATTGGTTTTCGCTGGGTCCTCAATGACGTGTCCCGTACCATCAATGTTTACTTCCATGGCCTCAATGCACTGAGGTAGGGTATTGTTTTCCTCTGCTCGGGAAGCCAGATCGTTGTAGTCGTAGGGGGGCTGTAGCACCCCATAAGAACTACCCGCCGATAGGTAGAACTGAGCAAAACTATCCTCGATAAACGAAGAGTTTTGGGGTACTACCGAGCCACTAACCGGGGGCTTTTTGATGGCGGTTAGTTTTCCTTTCAATGGGGTTGGTTCTGCCATGGGTAGTACCTCCTAAGTGTGTTTGTCAAACCATAGCAGAGGGGCCGGAGAAATGCTACTTTTTTCGAGAAAATGCTCCGGTTATAATCCTTTTTGGGCCTTTTTGAATAAAAGGGGTGAGGGTAGGGTATAGGTTGAGGAGTTCCATCTTGGTAGAACTGAAATATGGATGGTTCACAGTATAATTCCTTGTGGGGGTGGATTGTATTTGTGAGGGTATTTTTTAAGCTCCGCCATGTTCAATCCGGTTTCCACATCTACCGTGAATTTAAGCTGCGCCCGCCAACCGAAATTCTCCTCCAACGGCAGATTTTCCATGATATCTACGACCCGAGGAATCCAGACGCCTGCTTCACTCTTGTGCATGTAAAAGGTATTGGCGTCATGGGTCATGAGGAAGGGGCGACAATTGGCGGGCCTACCGTATTGCTCTTTGAATATGCCTAGAGCCATAGAAGCCATGTCCGACAAGGTCCCCTGTACCGGGGAGTTTACCGACTGTCTTTCCGCCAGAGACCGTACCCCCTGGTCGGGAGAGTAGATGTGAGGTACATGGCGTAGTCGGCCCAGGGGAGAACGTATTTGCCCATCCCGCTTGGCAATAGCCTTGCACTCTTTATGCCACTCCAGGAGTCGAGGGTAGGTGGCGAAATAGCCATTACGAAAATCTACCGCCTCTTGCAGGGAGAATATCACCCCGTAATTATACTTGGCGTAGGACATGAACCCCTCCGGTCCCATCCCATAGATGAAGCCGAAGTTACCAGCCTTGCCCTTTTGGCGTATCTCCGCGAAGAGAGCAGCCTCATCACTGTCGGGATTCTCATCCGCGTATTTCTTCATGGCCAGCAGGTCTTCCAGTGTGGAGCCCGAAGCCCGTCCCCCGGTAACCAGATGCAGGTCGATGCCATTGAGGTACGCCTGAATCATGGTGGTCTCGTTGGCGAGACACGCCGCAATCTTCAACTCCCCCTGGGAGTAGTCGATGTTGACGATAATACAGTCCTCAGGGGCTATGAATCCTCGCCGCAGTTTCTTGGCCCAGATGGTATGCTTGGGTACCGTTTGCAGGGCCGGGTCCTTGCAACTGGAACGTCCAGTATCGGTCCCTGCTTCCTGATCGTTGTCTCCGCCTTCAACGCCACCCTTATGCAGAATGTATGAGCCATGGAATCTGCCGTCTTCCCGCAGGAACTTGAAGAAGCCCGTAATGTATGTGGTCTTGGTTTTGGTGGCTGAATTCAATCGCTTGAGGATGGTGACGAAGTTCTTGACTTCTGGTACTTCATCGAATTGGAGAAGATGCTTCATCGCTGTGGAAGGCTGTTTGGTTTTGTCCGTTAGTATCAGGGGCTTGAGGTTGAACCCGAGCGGGGAGAAGAAGTAGTCTTGCAATACCCCTTTGGTACCGAGCTTTAACTTGTCCGCGTATTTGTAGCGTATCTTGGCCGGTATGAGTCCGAGCAAGGTATCCGTAAGGTCTTGGATGGTCTTGTCCAGCAGTTTATCCAATCCCTTTTCAATGTCCGGCAGCCCGTTCTTGTCGTATTTGATATGACCATTTTCATTCTTCTTGTACACAATTTCCGGGTGCATGTAGTAGTCATAGTCGGCCAGTACCCCTTCCAGCTCCAAATCCTCAAAAGCACGTGCCGCAGGGTGAAGACACTTCTGGTAGAAGTTGGCCAGCTTGGGGTCTTCCACTAGCTCTTCCCGTAACGCCTCAGAAACCCGCAAACAAGCATCAGTATCCCCCCCAGCGTAGGTGAGCAGGTCGTCCTTGGGCACCAGTTCCATGTGAGCTTTATCATATTTCAAGCTGAAGGCATCATCATAGCCCCCCAGCTCAGTAACATATATCTTGGTGTGGTTATTCAGACTGTTGCTACGATTCTCGTTGAGCAGGGAGCCGACCAGGGTGGTGTCAAACCAGAAATTCTCTATGCGTATGCCCCATTTGGACTGTATCCAGAGACTATCGTATTTAAGGTTGGCCCCGCGAAGCGTTACCAGCGGACTGGTTATGAGCCACTCGATCTGTCGGAGGACTTCGGGGGAGGGCTTGCCGGATAAATCCAGGTACAACAGTTGGGACGTTTTGGGTCTCGCCGTAAAAGCTATCGAAACTATCCTCTTGGAACTGTTCATGTAATCCAGGCCCATAGTCTCAAGGTCAAGGGCCACTGGTACTGGTTTCCGAGTCTTGGCATACTGCTGCTCAACGTAAAGGATCACGTCAAGAAAATCATCCACCCAGGTATACTTGCCCAGGATGGGTTCCATCTGTCCGGTTTTGAGAAGTCTTATGGCTAGTTGTGCATCCCAGTTGATAGAGTCCACCAAGGCGGGCTCCTTATCCAGGATATTCGCATCAAAGGTGCAGAGGAAGGTCCGCCCATTATTGGTTAGGGGCTTGCCCCGCATGGAAGTGACGGTTCTGTTCTTGGGGCATATCTGGAAAGACGATAGCACTTCTACCGCCTTGGTCCCACACGCTATGATGATATCCCCCGGTTCAGAGTCGGGTAGCTTGGTGAAGTCCGAGATAATCTTGTGCGGCAGACCATGGTGCTGTTTTATCACAGAACCTATGGCCTCCCGCACTCTTCCTGTTTTAGCAGTAGTCCAGATAATCAGCATGGCAGGGGGTCCCATACCTCAGTGCCCCGATTGAATTTCCAGGCGGCTACAATGCCCGGCTTCAAATAGGCGAATAACTCGCGGGGAGTAGAGGCACACTTGGCGAGCTTTAGGGTGGCGAGACTGATGGGCAGTTTGTCCGAGTTCACAAATACCAGAGAGTTGCTGCGACTATTATCCGTCAAAAGGAAGTAGCCCTTACTGCCTATGTTGATGAGCAGACAATGTACCCCACTGGCTTTGGTGTCCTCGTCTTTCAGGTTGGCGTAATCTATCACGGTCATGTTCAGTTTGTAAGGGGTATCTTTTACGGCCACACCCACAGACCCGTAGACTCTACCTTTCTCCAGGCTCAGAGTCATTCCCAGAAGGTCCGCCATCTTGTAAAACGTAGTAGGATTCAGCATGGTTTATACTCCCTTGCAGCGTACGCTACCATCCGTATTGACGATTAATTCCCGTGAGTCGATTAGAACCCCTAACCAATGTAGGACAAAGGTTTTTACCGGCAGTCCGTCCCTCTCTTTCACGGCAATGCAGGACCACTCTAAAGGCTCCGCGCTCAACGGAGGAAAGGGGGTGCCCACGCTGAACACATCCCCTAGATTCATGTCTTTCACGGCATTGGCGAAGTCGATAAGTTCACTCATAATACCCCCTATGCTACCAGTTTTTTGAGGTCAGGTAACGGTGACTGAAAGATTCCTAGCCCCATAATTACCGCCCCTATTACCCGCCCAACTCGAACCGAAGTTTCACAGTCAATGTGGATGGAAGCGTGAGACTCATGCACCGTGAAATCATTAGCCAGGAACATGGGCTTGTACTGCTGGAAATTCGACCCCTGTACCCGAATAGATACCTTCTGCCCTTGTACCCTGGCCGCCATATTGATACCCGGTCCCATGGCTACTACCGTGTAGAGACTGCCTGCGGTGGTGCCCGGTACCTTCTGGTAGAGGGCCAGTGCGCTGTACAGAGTACAGTCCGGTTCCCCATACTTAGAAGGATGGCCAAACGAAAGCGTCGTAGGCGTAGCGAACTGGCTTGGTTCGGGTCCCGAAGCCCCTGGGGGCGGGGTAAAATTGGGCTTGGGGTTTGGGGTCGCACCGTAAGAAGAAGTCCATTTCTTCTTAGGGGTTGATGGCGTAGACCCCGGTGTCGTATTGGCCATAGCAAGAGCCTGTTCGATAGCCGTTTCCAACTGCCCTTTGAGATGGCTAAACGAAAGAGGCATAAGTTCCCCTTTCATAGCCTGATCAATGCTGCCCCCCGGTAGGGTAACGGTCTTGAGGGTGGACCCGTACTTAATAAACAAGAGCTTGTTTACCCCGCTCTTAACCTGTACCCCATTATTCTTGAGGGCCTCGTATTCCCCCTCCAAGTGGAAGGCAGTGAATACTTTACCGATATCCAAAGCACCCCCATAAATTACTGACATAATGATTACCTCCTTGTAGTGGTATGTATTAAGAAGATTATAGAGTATTCCGGGGTGAAAGTAAAGTTATTTCAGTGTATTACCCGTCCATATACACCCCTTGCTAGACACGGGATGGACTTCTTTCTTGGGTGAATTGTTGCTGGGCAGATAGGCCGACGAACTGTAGCTCTCTAGCGAGGACTTATAGCCGACGGTTGCGGATAGGGATGCTGCGGTGTGGCCTGTCTTAGACGCTGATACTTTGGTTATCCCAAAGTTCTTGTTTAGCCACTCAACTTGCACGGAGGACTCGACTACCTTTTTACAATAATGCTCCCGCACATAAGTTACCGCATCAGCTTCCTGTGCAATTGATTGCACAAGAACCGATAGAACTAATCCTGTTCGGCCATGCCCACCGATACACCCAATAAATATCTTTTTGTCCAGCATAATCTGCTCAGACAGATATTGAATCAGGGACTTGAACAAGCTCAGGTCGGGAGGTACGCCCATGTCAGGGATAGGGAAGAGATACTCCAGGCCCGGTTCCCACGGATAACGTCTCTTTGTGTGTTGCATCCCGCCATCTAAGCCAATGAATATATCCATGTCTTTGATTACAGGGTCAAGGCACGAGCCCCCATACACCAAACGAGTTATCCCATCAGAACAAAGGATGGGTAACCCCGGATGCGAATGGTGGCACTTTGGCTGTGTCGATTTAGTCGATGCCCCTTTGGGGGTGAAGGGCACTACGTTAGATCGCTGACTGGCAGGGGCCATTTTACCGGTAGTTACATACGACTCAAGGGGTGCTCCCGTGGCCGATAAGGGAGTTACTATCACATCATCCCGGTCTTCGTCTTGCACCTTGAACTCCAATTTTAGATTACATTTTACTGTGGGCTTTCCCATTGTTACCTCCATGTAAGGGGCTATGCTGCGAGTTGCGCCCGAGTCAGGATTTTGTACTGCTCCTTACTCGACACGTAGAAGACATTACTTCCATTGGATGCGTTAATAACCGAAGTCGCACCGTAATGTTGTTCTTGCTTTTGTTTGTAGTTGACCCAAGCCACTCCTCCAATAGCAGATTTACCCACTGCTGGCCAATTTACCAAGCTACCAAGTTCCGGGTATAGCTTGCGAGCCGCGGTAAGCAGGGACATTTGTACTTGGGTGGTCCACGACCCAGGTAGGCTGAGGTAGTTGGGGCCTAGCTTCTGTAGCTCGCTCAATAACTGTGGTATCTGTCCTGCCCGCTGAATATCCAGGATGCTGCCTAAGGTCCCACCACTACCCTCGTATACTACCCCCTTATTGAAGATGGACGCGGTATTGTGGGCCAGAGACCACACTATATCAAGCATTATCTCCGCTGACGTGATACCCACGGTGTAATTGTGCAACACTTCGGCAATTACTCCCCACTTGGGCCCTCCGTACGAGGGGGAAAACTTGCCATTCTTGTAAGTGAACATGAACGCCTCGGTGAGTTCCCCGATACTTACGTGTTCCGGGGGCGTACTCACAAAAGCAGATACTACGTGTACCCCATTACTCATAGGCTGAATCTTCTGCATGAATTGCACTACTGCCGGGGTAAACTTGGCCTGCATTTTAGGCCACCACGTCCCGTCCGATATTTTGACGTGACGCGCTTCCCGCATGCAGATAAGGAACAAATACGAAAAGGCCCGATGAACCATTGGCAGGGTCATTGTGAAGTACGTATCGGCTAAGTAACGCTCTTCTTGGGTCAGGGGGGCATAAAGGTCACGGCTACCAGCTAGTACCGCGTAAATGTGGTTGCCCAGATAAAAATTCAGGGCATCCACTTCGGGGGTTTGCTTGGTGTGGTGCATAGAGTTATGGTACTGCCGGTTCTTGAAGGCTGTGGCTAAATGCTCGGCGGGCGTTCCTCCGAAGTTCAAATTCTTCTTTAACGCCCGCTGATTGTACTGATACACGTTCATCGTTTACCTCCCTGTAAGTACCACGTGGGAATTTATATAGTGTAAGTATATAGATTCCCACGTGATTTTGCAAGAAATTCTTGTAGGATAGCTAGGCTATGGAGTGTAATTCTTTGGTGATACCACTCACATCCAACCGGGCCAGGAAATCCAGTTGTTCAATAGTTTCTATGGCGTGGCCATAATAATTATCCCGTACGTACTTCACATAGGGGGCGAGTTGTCCGTCCGGGGTTACGTCCAGTTCTCCCGCCAAGTACATAATCTTGGCAAGGCCCCCGAGATAGAGTCCGGTGCGCCCGATACCACCCATACAGCCCACGTAAATCTCCCCGTGCTCCCTGAGAACCAACACCCCACGAATGAGGCCAAGCAGAAAGGTATTCGAGTCGGGGATACTAAAATCCACGGTAGGCACATAGATAGTGGCGTGAGCCTTGATTTCCTTGGCCATGTTGACCCCGTGAATAATATCAGAAGGCTTGCTACGATAAGGGCCCCCGTATATCGTACCTTTGATGGAACCCAACTGAAAATCCATAGTACCTTTGACCAGGGTGTGTAGCAGAGCCTTGCGCTGGATAGCCTTAAGGTCCGCGTTGCTTACCGCCGGTTGTAACTCTGCTGGAACGCTCTCAACTTGTCCCGCGTAGTAGCTTCTCTTGGCCTCGCGCAGTCCATCCTTGAAGGCTTTGAATCCGACCCGCAATAGGTGCAGGTATGTTCCGTTTTTACTTCCTTCATTCCCTTGCATAGTTTACATTCTCCTTGTGGTGGGTTGTAGACACAGTCGCACACATCATAAACAATCAATTTTTTGGAGCCCCCACATACAGGGCATCCTTCCTGCTTTTTATGCACACCCGCGATATACCTGTAGATTCCTGTCACTAAATCATCCCCTACTAAATTGAAGACGTAGTTGTGAAAGCGTCGGTTGCCGTGGGCGTGGGTTACTCGGGCTGAGAACTCCATTTTGTGCTGCAAGTCCTCTAAACTGAGGACCCCGAATAACTCTTCGGCTTGTCGTAAAGCACTATTCGTGAAGCGGTAGTTTTGACGTCTGTCCATTGATATGCCTTTTGTACGGGCCTTCCCGAAGGATGGTGATGCTGCGGGGGGCATCAACTACTACCCGTGCGGTCTCTAAATCCCCGTTGCCCGCAGACACAAATACCGAAGGGAGTATTTCTGTACTCTCTTCCCCGGTTATGGGCAGGTAGTGGGGTTTCTTCTTGTTCTGGAATACCTGGATGCGGAACGCCTCGGGGCCTATAATCGTGTGTAGGGTGACCCGTGTGTCACCTATGTACATGGAACATCCCTTTTTTAATCCCAATATCAATGCCATATTACTCTCCCAAAACGCGGTGGATAAACTCGGTGTACGTTTGAGCCGGGGGTAGGATATTAAACTTACGGCCAGCCATTTCAGCCATATCTAGGAACAATTGCAATCCCGTCTGGTCCTCGAATAAAGTCTTACAGGTGTCCGCGGGTAATTCAACCAATCCCGACGAGTTCAGGATATCGGTTATCGTATTGGCGGAAGGCACCGTTTTAAACTTGGGCATATCCTTGACATTAATGCCTGAGTCGGGGGGTACTGTAACATAAATTGCCACGTCTGGGGCAGTTAAAGTGTGCAGTTGCTTCAATTTTGCCCCTATAGCCTGATATTCAGCCCTGGCCGCGATATCAATACTAAACAATTCAGAGAGTACTTTATCGTCTTCGACATGCAGTTGTTTCACTGTGGCGGTACCATTGATAACTACTGTATCATGCTGTAGGGCCGCGTGTCTCAGGTTGGTACTCGTTATGGCGGGGGTCACACATACCGAAGGTAGTCGTAAGCGTGAGTCGAAGGTCCCATCCAGTAGTAACGGAGAATAACCCTTGGTCAGAATACTTATTATCTGCTGGGCCGCAGGACTGATGCCCTTGGTCACCAGTGGTACCTTCCCCTTCCATACTTCCCCCGTGAGACCGTTGATGGTTAGCCATTCATTCTTGGGGAGCAGGGTCTCTCCCAGTTTCCACACAAAGCCGATTTTACCCAGGTCCCCACAACCGACGACGCAGGTTTTACCCATACCCCGAGCCACCACGGCCGCGTGAGAAGTTAAGCCCCCAGTTGCGGTGAGAATACCCACTGCGGCGTGCATCCCCCCAATATCATCGGGGGTAGTTTCCTTGGAGACCAGGATGCAGGGCTCTTTGCAGGCGATAGCTTCCTCAGAGGTATATACCGCGACACCACTGACGATGGTACCACCCCCAGGGATGCCCACCCCCGCAGGTTTTCCCGTATAAGCCGGGTCGATACTGACGTGGTCGGACCCCAAGAGCAATTCCGGGGTGAGCCTTCGAGATACATCAGACAGAGTAATCAGCTCATCGTGGTACATGTCTACCGCTACCCTGAGAGCTGCTTCTGGTGATCGCTTGGCATTACGGGTCTGGAGGATATATAACTTTCCATTCTCTACCGTGAACTCTATGTCTTGCATGTCCCGGTAGTGATCTTCCAGTCGAACAGCGACGGCCTTCAAGTCAGAACATACCTTGGGGTTCCATTTTTCCAGTTCGTCAAAGGGCAGAGGGGTTCTGATTCCCGCAACAACGTCCTCACCCTGGGCGTTAGGTAGGAACTCCCCTACCAGATTATCATCCCCGGTGGATGGGTCTCGGGTGAAGAGAACACCAGAGCAAGACTGCTCGTTACGATTTCCGAAGACCATGGCTTGTACTGTTACCGCGGTGCCCCAATCGTAGGGGATATTGTTCAATGCGCGGTACGTATGGGCGCGGGGGTTGTCCCACGATTGAAATACCGACTTGATGGCCAGCAATAACTGCCCCCGAAGGGTGGTGGGGAAATCGTTACCGGTATGGGCCTTGACCAGTTTCTTGTAACGGATAACCAGTTTGCGAAGGGCGGATACTGAAAGGGCGGTATCCTCAGTCACATTCTCTTCTTTTTTCGCGTCCGTGAGGGCCTCTTCAAACTGAGACATCGGAACTTCAAGGGCCACAGAAGCCATCATCTGAATGAGGCGACGGTAGCTATCCCAGGAGGCCCACTCCCCGATACGCGGAAACCACTCTTCCAAGGTATCCGGGGTCAGTCCCACGTTGAGAATGGTATCCATCATACCTGGCATTGACACCCGAGCCCCGGAACGAACGGAGAACAACGGGGTGTATCCGAACTGCGGAACGATATCGGTCTTTATCGCGGTGAGGACTTCATCTACCAGAAAATTGAGTCTGGTCTGTACTGACTCTTCCTTTGCCTCAGATAAGAACTTGATACATTCTACGGTTGGGATAGTCATTGCGGGGGGTACAGGGATACCGAGTTGAGTCATGACGAACAGGCCGGAAGCCTTGCCCCCCAATAACTCTTTGGCCTCTCCGAGATTCATGGTCTCGAAAAGATCGCCTTCGGTAATAGTACTGTACAGCTTCTTGGGTTGCATTAGTCAATTACCTCCGTGTAGTGTCGCTGGTGAATGTTTATAGTGTAAGTATAGGATATTCCTTTTAAACTTGCAAGGTATTTCTTGAGGCCGCGGATAATTCTTCGTGGATTTGAATCTTGAAGGCCATTTTATCCTCAGGACTGTGGAGGTAGATGCCATCAGACATCCCACCGCACTCTGCCCGCTTGATATTGTTGTCCAGCACCAGACCCAGGGCTACCTCGCTTCGCACCCCCAGGAATTCAATCATAGCCAGAGAAGCGATGATTTTATCACTCACCTCTTTGATGAGGGCTATCTTGTTGGCCTCGGTAGGGCACATCTCAAAGTTGGACATAGCCTCTTGGGCTTCCCGGTCCTCCTCTTTGATCTTCTCCTGGCGAATGACCCACTCTTGGGGGCGAGTGTGACCTTTCCAAACCGTTTCAGTCAGCCAGCCTCGGAGTCGATCATAAAATGACATGCCGACTTCCAATCTTAGAGTCTCGTTTAGAAGTTTCTTTATCCACAAGTTCTCGGGCATAGGCTCGCATAGCGTGGGCAACGGAGTTGAGGGTGGAATCTGCATGTGCGTACTTCCTTTCGGCAGCTTTACGTGCCCATCGTGGGTACAGATAGAATGGCAGTTCTGGATGTATCATGGAATTACCTAGTAGCACGACTCAGTATAGTGTGTCAACTTTGAATTCGTGTCCGCACCTGGGGCATACTACTTCGTAATCATAACGAGTTTCCGCAGGTTGGATATGATTGTCTGCATCCCAAAAATCAGAAGCATCAGTAAGGTCTACGGAGTCACCACAGCCAGGGCAATCGGCATCCAGCCTAACAATCCATACTGCAATGGGGTTATCCATAGATAGGTACTCCCCCTTCGTGTAAAACGTGTGCAATTGATTGCACGCGATCTACCGGCAGGAACTTTCGCTCGGGGGTAGCTGTATAGTAGAAAGGTTCTACTTCGTACCGGGATATGTCATACCCTGCCCGGCCCATTTGGATATGAACTTCTTTTAGATCATTGGTATAAAACCAGTGGGTGCTTTTTACCTTGCAAAGTTTATTGCTGTAAGATCGGGTGTATACTTTGGCCAGTATTCCTTCTTGTTCTACCATAAAAAAGGCCCTCCGTGGGGGGTAAGTCCAGGAGGGCAACCCGGTAACGCGCAGCATATACCGGGGCACCCGCCTAGACTAACTGATAACCTACTGATTTACAACCATTTTTTCATCCCAATCATAATCCTCAAAATAGGGGTAGGAGAACGCTTCCTTCTTATCTGCTTTCTCCTGTAGAAGTACTGCCGTAATGAATTTTTCATTATGACGAACAATACAGGTACCTGTTATGCTTTCCTCGTATAAATCAAAGCGACTGTTTTCTACCTCTACTTTGAATCGTCCCATTTTGGCCCCCACCCCCCATGATAGTGTGTATCGTTACAGGTCTTGCAGTGCTCTTTGTTACCCTTATATCCGCAGTCTTTGCACTTACATAAAATCTTGGCAGTTTCTTTTACCATGTCCGCAAATTCATCAGACTTAGCGTGGATGATAAGGGCTTCCATAACGAAGAAGAGTTTACCGGCCGCAACTACTTCCTCAGTACTCATTCGATCTGGAAGTAGTTGCAGTACCTTGGCTAATGCCTCGTTGGCTTTGTTGGCCGCCCTGCCTATAGCACTATGAGATTGAACTTCTTTTTCTACCTCAATGAGAGCCCCGCAGGCGATGGCTAAGGCAATATTACGGTAATTCATAGTGCCTAGCCCTGATGGTCGAATGTAATCAGTCATGACTTGCTCTCCGTAATAGGGTCTACAAGTTGGGCGGTGCAATCCATAACGGGACAATTAACGGATAATCCTATATGGATACGAGCCGCCAGATTCCAGTAGCTTCTATAGCCACACACAGGGCACCAAGCACCCCAGGGGGTCATGACCCAATCAGGACCGACCGGTTTACCTACCCCAGCGCAAAGCATTTTCAAGTCGGGTGGGGGTTTGGGGACTGTAATCTCTTGGAGTAGCTCTTTTACTTTGGATAGAGATACTACGCCTTTTTTTATGATTATAGGCATGGCCCCTCCGATCCACCCCACTCCTTAAATATGATTTGGTACTCTTGTCGGGTGAGGGGGTGGGCCGCTACTAAAATGGAACCCTTATGACCCAATATCCAACAAGTAAGGGAAGAGTCCCAAAGCATTTGACCATATACTTCCCCTCCCAAATAAGTTACGAAGACGAGTAGCCACCATTTCTCTGTATAAGGCATTAGGTACCTCCTTGTAGTGTGTGTATAGTATGAGTATATGTTATATTGCTAGTTTTGTCAATATTATTCTTTAGGTGAAGGACCACGTATAATCAGGGGGGTACTGGTCGGTAAAACACTCATGGGTCATGTTACAGCCCTGTGCCCGCTTGCACATGAACGAAGGGCATATACGACCGGGGATGATTCCATGCTTACGAAAGATTTGAAGCTGGGCAGCTCTACCCCAAAGATAGTCGGTTTCCTCGTCGTCCCGCTTAACCCAATAATCCTTGAAAGGGGTAAATGCAGCGTCTTTGACTCCCAAGCCATGCAGAGTAGTGTCCTTGACCCCAAAACCCCGGCAGACGTAAAGCACGGCGGCCTTAGAGGTATTTATGCGATGCTTCTTGGGGTGTAAAGAGTTCTCGATAAGCCGCAGGTACAGATTGGTCCTCGTGCGGTGTTCTGCTTTAGGGACCAGTAATTCTTTGAACTGGTCTTTGTCGATGGTTTTTACTTCCACCATGAAGAGCAAGGGTACCTTGGGGAATGCTACCAGTAGGTCAAGGGAGCCGGAGAGTCCAGTTACAGGATTGATGAATACCTCTTCCTTATACTTGAACAGCCGGGAGTTGCAGTTTTCTATCCCGCATTTGGTTGGTACTAGACAGAAGCTGTGGATTACTCCGCACTTCAAGCAACGCCACGAGCCCACGGCATGACGACGAAGCCATTTTTCCCGTACCAAATCACTGAGGGCATCTCCTGAATCGAAGGTAGTGCGAAGGGAGGTACCGATAAACTGACCTTTGGGTTTCTTCCCGGTCATATCCATCAGAGCAAATTCCCGCGGACAGAATTCTTTTTCTTCCCGCGTAACATCAGAGGCATGGAGAGTCTTATGACAGCGTGCGTTCTCAAAGCCTGCAATCTCCGAGTGGAGAAGTCCTTTCAGGGATATGGTGGCTTCGGGCGCAAATTTCTTGACGAAGTGGATGGGCATGCTTACTCCTCGGTGAGTTCTCGGAAGACGTGTTGAGGGATGAGTACCCAGTCACCGAATAGTCTGGGTTGTCCATTGCCTGTGACAAAGGATACGGTTACTACCGGCTCCCGATTGGTCTCCATTGCTTCCCGCGTAATCTTTTCCAGTACTTCGAGCTTTACGGAGAAGCTGTTGTTGACGGTTGACTTGGCCTCGAAACGAAACGAGGGCAACACGAAATCGCTCTTGGCCCCAGACAGAGCCCCCGAGGCGGGGGTAAGCCGGGCTTGAAAGGATTTGGCCAGTCTCTTCTCTGAGCGTTGGCCGTGTTCGTGTTGCCCCGTCCCACCAAAAAACTTGGCTGTATGGTCCCTGGCCATCAGGATTGGGGGGCTACTGTGTGGTCTTGCAGTGCCAATGAGCAAATCTCTTCTCGAATGGCATTGCGATAGTGAGGGTCCAGGTCCATTTGGGAGCGTATAGCATCCAGTGTGGGGAATAGGGTGGTGCCTACTTTCCATCCTGGCCCTTTATCTGCCTTGGCGAAGATACCATAGTTCTTGGCGTAGGTTTGGACTGTGGCCCAATCATCCACAAAGCCGACAGGACCGGAGGGGCATGGTATCATGTTCATCTGGTACGATGCAGCCGTAGCCACGATAGGTACTTTCCATTTCTTGATGATGATGCTGGTCTCTTTGTAGGCAGGGAGATTCGGGTTGATAGCTTTTTCCACGATGTTCTTACCATACAAGCGAGTAGTCATGGAGGAGTAGAACTTGGGGGCCTGTCCACCAGTCATGGTTTCCGGGTCACCATGAAGTACCCCAATTTTCATGCGGGTCTGACTGGTGCAGAGAAGGGTGGGGTATCGTTCCAGTATAGCCATGCGACTCTGTACGGCAACTGTTTTCCGCAGGAGCTTACCAACTACCCCCGCAGAACCCCCGACTATGGCTTTTTCCGCCGACGAGGCTGATTCATTTTCCGTGATGAATGCGGAGATAGAATCCACAACCACCAGACCAATATCCACGGCCTGCATGAATCCTTCCACGATATCCACAGCTTGTTCTGCATACTCGGGGCGAATGACAATAATCTTGGAGGCATCTACCCCCATGAGAACAGCCCACACCGGGTCCCAGGCATGCTCCAGGTCAACGAATACGATAGATAGGTGGGGGGCGATGAACTGGAACATGGCCATAGCCCTGAGTAGAAGGTTGGTCTTACCGCTGGATTCGGGTCCGTAAACAATGGCTATTTTGCCGAGAGGGAAGCCCCCACCCGAAGCCAGATCGAAAGGGAATACTCCGGTGGGTAGACGCTCAATATCTACCAGATGCCCGCCGAGAGAAACGATGCCCTTCCCCATGTTCTTGGTGAAGGACTTGATAAGTTCATCTGCTTTGAATTCCTTGGCCTTCTTGGGTTGCTCTACTGCGAGAACTGCCATACGTCACCTCTGGTGTGTGCAATTAATTGCAAATAAAGGGGGGCAGCTCAGGTCACTACATCTACACGGGCTAAAGGACTCGAACCTTTGTGTGCAGGAGCGCAGCCCCCGACTGTCCTATATAACACGTCCTATCAATGCCCCTCAATGACTGCCCCCCTGGGGTACTGGCATCGTCGTTCTAAGCCAGCTACCTTACCCTACTCGCCGCAGTTCTCGACAATGAGACCATTCAGTTTGTCTTCCACGAAAGCCTTGCCGACTTCGTAGGCTTCCTGGATGCCCTCTTCGGTGGCCGCGCAGGGGATGTGGATATCCACCGACATCTTGATGGAGTTGTAGTCCCCGAGATTACGGGTTACAGACAGACCGATGCCGACATTGGCCATGGGTTCCGCAGAGACAATTACGTCCCCCACGGGCTCATTTGCTTCCGTGACACTGGTTTCCACGGCCCCGGATTTCTCCACAACGGTGGTGTTTACCTTGGCCTGGGCCGTTTCGATGTTCGCTACGGGTGGGGCCGCTACCGGTTTTGCTGCGCCTTTTACGATTGCCATAACAATGTCCTCCTCTGGGTTGGGCTCAAATTTCTTTAAGCCATTGGGCCTTGATTTTGATGCTCTCTTGGGAGCAAATGCTCGCAAACAGTTTGCGAGACGAAGTGGTTTTCAACTTGTAAGCCAGCGTGCGAATCAGATCAGCCTGAGACTGCGTGTACACTCGTTGGGTGCCAGAGAACGAAGGTTTGGGGATGGTACCATTCTCCTCCAAGCGACGAATGAAGTCTACATTTACTCCGGCCGCCACGGCAATAGCCCCTATACGGTGGACAAGGATACGCTTACCATCCCATACTCGAAAGACTGAGCCTTCTAGTTTGGCCGTCCGTACTCGTTTACTTTCTCGGGCTATGGTTTGAATCTTCTCCCGGTACTCAGGGTCCGTGTGGTATCGAGCTTTACGCTGGGCGTTATACTTTTGCGAATTTTTCTTATACCAGGCACTCCATGAGGCGTTTCTATCTTGCATATTGTCCTCCTTGAAAATAGATACCCGGAGTGTACCTAGTGTTGACAGTTTTGTCAATGCTCTTCTATCGTGGTTTCTTTGCTGAGGTACCATTTTCTTCTAGTGGCCGCATAACTGGCCATTACTGAACTATCACTATCTACCGGGTCGAAGACTATGGGTACCGATTTGTCAGGATATTCCCGCAGAATACGTCCCACGATTTGTACTACGTCCGACCTGGGGGTAGCCATTACTAGAGTATCTAGCCACGGGATATTGGTCCCGAAGTTAATCATCCCGTACGTAGCCAGTATTACCTGCTTGGCTTTGGAAATCTCCAAGTCTTTCTTAGACATGGTGCCCACGTAGTAGCCCATGTCCTTACGAGCCACTCCGAGCTTGGCGAAGAGGGCGTAGAGTCGGTCCAGGTGATCTTCCTTGAGGTCCGATACTACCAGAATGTTTCTCCCTGCGGTATAAGCCTTGGCCACGAAGTCCCCAATGATCGAATTACGTTTCTCGTTGCCTGCCATGAGCTTGAAAATGTGCATGAGCTTTCCAGCACTGTGGGGCAGTTGAATGATATCGTAGGCTCCCGTCTGGGGATTTTTCTTTTTGACTCGGGGTACTTTCCAGCCGGTCTCTTTGCGGAAAATACGGAAGGGTAATTCATTACCCTCGATACGCACTAGGACTTGCCCGATGTGGTCCGTAAACAGCCTCTCTCGTCCATCTTTACGGTAGGGGGTAGCCGACAGTCCCAGTCGGTACTTGGCAGGGAATAGCCAGACCAATTCGGAGAAGGTTTCTGCTCCCATAACGTGTACTTCATCGAAGATGATGAGGCCGAATTGACGGTAGAGCGCGTCTGGATAACGACCCTCTTTGCACAGAGAGTGTACCAACCCAATGACCAGCTTCTTGCCCTCATAGGAACACTTGTCCCCTTTGACAATGCCTATCTCTGAATCGGTGAGTCCTAGCACTCCTTTGGCTGCCACTATCCACTGGTCCACGAGGTCAGTCTTGGGTACCACGACTAGGGTACAGAGCCCCATGTTGGCGGCAATGGCCATACCCATGAAAGTCTTGCCGGAATTGTGTACTACAATACCATTGGCTACAAAATTGTGGTGAGGGGCCTCGCACTGTATGTCGTAGGTCATTTCCTCACCCACATACACAACTGACTCCACAGGAACGTAATAAGGTACCATATTTCCAAAATTCTGCGGTGAAGCATGGTGGCTGTAGTGGTCTTCCCTCAACATCTTTTGCAAATTATCAATACTATTGTTGCTGTGGTTACCATCCTTATGGTGTATCACGTAAATCGAAGGGTCTACCAAATCAAGATTGGACGTCTTACCTAGTCTGCATACGGTGATGTAATCATCCAGTGACAATTTATTGGTCCTGGCCTCAAATATCGCTACGTGCAGGGCTACTCTGCGGGTGTACCCTCGGGCCTCTTTTGTGGTCCTTATGCGTACAGCAAACGGGTGCTTCCACATGTTATTGATATACTTGTCTCGTACTTTGGGGGCCTTAGTTACCTGCTTTGTGGGGCGTACTCGATCACACATAACCATGTGGTCAGGGGTTAGGTCCCCCAGAGGCACGAAACCTTCTGTAGTCATTATGGGGTGGTCTTTAGTTCCCACCAAAAAATTACAATCCCCTAGAGTAAGGCGGTATACCTCTTTCACCCCCGATTGTACTACCGCATTAGCCTTGTTTAGCCCTATATGGGTACCTAAAAAAGACCGTACCTGCATGCTGTTTTTCCATTGACGAACTCTACCCTCATGCTTGAATAAAAACTTAGAGGGTACTCCCTTGGGACGTTTTGGACTTCTAGTTCTCTCGGGTACTGTTGTCTTTCCTCCGCACCCACAAAAACAATAGCCCTCAGGTACAGGTGTTGGTGGGTGCGTGTGGCGGTAGGCTTCTTCCAGAGTAGTCCTTACGGATTTCCCCGCCCTGTTTACAATTATCTCGGTACTACCCACAAGACATCCCGTGGGGGCTTCCAGGATGTGTGACTCGTCCCCTTGTAGCAGTTGGGAGCAGTAATCTACGGCCTCAGACTGGTCCTCATTACGGGGAATGAAGTTGGCCTTGGGGAAGGACACCGGTATCCCCACTACTCGCTTATCCAGTTTGCCGATAGGACAAATGGCCCGTGGCAGGTGGATGGAGGCGTTGCCCCCGTACCCCGACAACTTGTAAGTGACGAAGGGGTCACCGTAGCGGGACACATGGGTGTACTTCTTCTCCATGCCCGTCTTGTAAGGGTAGATTGCCGCCGCAGCGGTCATGAGTGGTTGCCCTAGCATTTCTTCCCCCAGGTTTCTATCACCCTGCGTAAATTTATCGGCCCGTAGTTGTTGTCCTCAACATTAATGCAGCGATGCTGGAAGGTAACTTCATCTTCGGGGTGGTGCCGAGTGTTGTGGTGATGCCCGTGGATATTCAGTTGGCCCGCCTCAAGCATGTGGGGCCACACTGGCCGGTGGGTGAAGGCTATATCCACCCCAAAAAGGGACATATCCAAGCGTTCTACTACGCAATCCCACCCCCGAGAGAGATACCACGAAGAGGTCTTGCGGTCATGATTCCCCCTGACTAGCCAGTGCTTGCCTAGTACCTTGGAGGAGAATTGCTCATTCCAGAACTCGTCCGCATACAGGCAGAAGTCTCCAAGATGTATGAGCACGTCCCCCTCTTGTACTATAGCCGCGGTATTATTTACAATCCTGCGGGAGAAGTCGTCGGGACGGCCACATTTTTCAATCATGGCCATGTGCCCCAGATGCGTGTCTGCTGTTACCCAGTAATTCATATCAACTAAGTCCTAGCCTCTCTCGAACGGCGGTATTAAGTGCTTTTGCTACCTGCAAACTGGTACCCGACAAATCAAAAATAATTTGATACCGGTCTACATGAATAGGGCTCATGGTCGGTGCAATTAATTGCAATTTTACAGTAGGCATTAAAGTCTTTGCGTCTACGGATAGATTGAGAGAAGTACATATATCTTGTACTTCAACCCCTTCTACCTTGATGATGGGCTTATCTACGCTGCTTAGATCAATCTCTATCATGGTATCTCCGTACGCAGTTCATAATCTGCATAGTACCAGTGTCGGTACAGTCGGTGAAGCTCGGGGTCAACCGGCTCTACCTGATAGTGGTTATCCTCGGGATACACTTCTATAATCCGCACCTGAGTTCCAATAGGGTAGCCCGGTCCTGAGTCTGCATCCGGTCCCACGTAGGGGGTATCTCCTACCTTGTAAAGCACGCAAGTATCGTTGAGCATGGTACCTCCATGTAATACAACGAGGCGGGCAAGGGGCCAAGTCCCCTTCTATGGGGGCTGCAAAAGCAGACCCGCCTTGTCGGTTAGAAGTTGTAGTTACCCGGAGCCGAGGTCTCTTTGCCGATTACGTGGCCAGTGGTACCGAAGCCCAGGGCCAGTAATTCTTCCCGGTTGTGATACGGGATTTCAGCATTGTAGTCCGCGGGCATCATTTCATCCTTGAGGGACGGGTAGGCTTTGATAAGCTCGTCCTTGGACCGCTTGACCACGAACTCGATATCATTGCCGACATTGACCTCATCAGCACTGGTACGGGTAAGGTCGAACGTGCATCCCGCGAGACCAGTGGCTCCTTGTTTGGAGGCCCGCTTCTGGAGGATTTCCAGAGTACCTTTTTTGCAGACGTAGAGCTTGCGGGTATCCTTGTAGACAGCCTTTTTGCCCTTGTACTCGCGGTGGTCGATGATAGTGAAAGCCGTGACCAGTCGAGATTCGTCGCCGCCCTCGCAAATCGGGCAGGGCTCCCACTCCCCGATGCAAATGAAGTAGTTGCCCCACTTGCCGTTGAGTTTGAGATTGTGCTCGTAGAACGTGAGGCCCTGGAGGACACCAAACTCATCCAGCATGCCGTCGAGGAAGGTGATCTGCCCTGATTCCCCCCCATTCATCCAGAAACGCCACATGCGCTTCATTTCTTCTGTCTTCTTGTCGAACTTGGCCTGCTCTTCGGCCATTTTAGCTTGGGCCGCCTTGCCAGTTACTCCCCACTTGGGGATACCTGTGGGCGGGGCGGATGGTGCGAACTTCTTGGTCTCTGCCGGTGTTGCTGGTGTGATTGCCTTACTACCGATGGTCTTAATTAGTGCCATGATGGCCTCCATTGCCCGATGGGCGTTTGTCCCCTATGGGGGGTGGTGATGGTAAAAGTATAATATAGCCTGAAAGTTTTGTCAAGATATATCTTTAGGTTCTTTTTTTGGGCGGTGGGGGTAGACTCATCCAGTGAGTTATCTCCGCTGTGACCGCGTAATTTACCTCATCGAACTCGTTATTCTCGTACCACCCAGGAACCAAAAAATACAGGTCTTTTTCTTCGCAATACTCGTATACGTCGGTTTGGTCCCCCATGTCAGATTCTACATCGTACTTGGCCGCGTAGTACGCCATGATACGACGAGGCTTCCCTAGTTCATTTTCGTAATAGGCGATTACTTTTTTACCACTCTCGGGGAATTTCTGGGTAACAGGTATCCAATCAGACGAGTCCATGTAGTACCTCCTGTATTGCTTCTACGCTCATGTTGCCCGCGTCTTTTTCTTCCTCGTCGGGTATAACGTGCATGACGTGGGCGTGCTTCCAATAGCGTTCCACCAGGAGTCTGCCTGTGTCCCCACCGGTACCATAATCGAAGAAGGTAATGATATTCTTGGCATCTTGGAGTCGCTCGTATTTGTGACGACTGAATTTAGACGTGAGACAGGCCACCACGTTACGGAAACCAGCCGTATCTATCTTGGCCGCGTCCGGGAAACCCTCGGTGATGATGAGTGGCTCTGACAGGTCTACGTGCTGCTCGTTACCCCACACCACAGGATTCTTGATGCCCTTGTAATCGTAAAAATGGTACTTGGGTTGCTGTTTTCCAGTAACATCACGGCCCTGCATCCCATAGAGGGTTCCGGTAATACTGCGGAGGGGGAAGCATAGTCGCTTGAGTAGGGTGTCATACCTGATATCGAAACGGTAGGCAGTTTCCAGGGAGATGCCTCTACTGACTCGATAGACATGATTAGCTCCTGAGAGGAAGGATGATAGCCAATCCTCGGGGAAGGGTATCAACGGTTTGACCGTATTGATTTCTTGCAGAGAATCGAAGGACGGGAAATCGAATTCAGAGGTAGAATCCTCCGGCTCCTCTTGGGACACGAATTCTACCGCCTCTTTGAGTTGCTCATTGGTATACCGCGGATTGGGCTGTTTCTTCTGCCACTCAACCAAACGCATGACCATACCCAAGGCACTGCCAGTCTCGGGGCACGAGAAACAGTGTGCTCGACTGTTGGCCTCAAAGGATATGCCGAAGGAAGGACTACTATCCGTACTGCCCGCGTGAGTCCAGAAGGCAAACGGACACGAGAAGGTCACCCAGCCAGGACGTAAGCCGTGGTCCTTAACCCCGAGGATAGAGAGCAGGTGCTCTACTGCCGGGAGTAACATTACCGAAGGGCTCCTTGTTGACGTCTACGCGCTATGGCATCTTGAACGTGTTGTGGTGCCGATTCCAGGGATAAGACTTCTGCTCGGGGTGTGGGTGTGTTTTGGATGTGCATGGCTTCTGCTTTTCTTTCCGCGGATAAACCATGCCCGCACACCCGGTTACAGGTCTCTCGGCCGTAAAATCGAGAGGGGTTTTCCCCTTCCCGCTGAACGAGCAAAAGTCCACATTTGGTGTAAGCACAGTAGCGCGGCTGGTCAGTGTAAACTACTCGGGTCTTATAGTCCCGATTTCCTTGGGGTCTTGGGCTGCCCATGGTACCTCCGTGTAGTTCTTGTGCAATTAATTGCAAATTGGGTTATTTGGGTTTTACGTCCAGGCACATATATCCGTGGTTGGTCTGCACAACTATCCCGCCACGGGCGGCACACGCATCTGGCATGTTCACGCGGGACCTATTTACATGGTACAAAAGAAACAGCATAAGAAACGCGAAGAGCAAAACGATGAGGGACATTATTACTTCTGACCGATAAGTACACACGATAATACTCCTGTAGTTGTAATCTGAGAGGCTGGTGGTACACACCCCATTTATCGCCTACCGTTGTGACTGGCGCACCCCTTAATCAGGATTCAAGTTCCTTCAACAGTTTTTCCAGATACGGGTTGTTACCCTTGCCCAGCCCAGCCAGTACAGATTTCAGTTCGGTGATGGTGTGTTTTTTCTCGTGCGGGGTGAACATGACCGTTTTTACGTCCTCTGATCCCTTCATACTATTCTCCTTTGGGGGGTAGTGATTACAGCTTGGGCGATACAGAAAGGGTGCGAGCTTTCCTGCGCTCTGTTTTGAGCAGGGAGGCCAGTTCCACCTCAGTAAAATACTTTTTGAGGTCGGTCATGGTGATACTGACCAGTTGCAGGAAGATGGCGAGACCTTCCTTGGGGTCATGCTGCTTCTGCAATTTCTCCAGAACCATGGCTGCCCCGTTGGGTACCAGTTCCGACATATTACCCTTCTGGCCGATGGAGAGAACGTAGTGGTCGGATGTAACCGTGGGCTTATCCGCGGGGTCAAATAATTCGTCCGCGAAAGCCAGTAATTCTTTTTTTACGATATCCGCTTTATCCATGGTGGGCTTAATCTTGGCTACCTCATCCATGAGGGTCCCGTAGACCTCGATGCTCTGGCGCATGAGAGTCAGGTCTTCCTGCTGCTTGGCGGCCTGGGCTACCTGCTCCGCTTCCACGTTCTTGGTGGCCGCTTTGACTCCCGTTTTGACGACGACTTTGGTGACTGCCATGATGTTGTACCTCCGTGGGGTGGTTGGTTGTTTATGGAAAGAGTATATAATAGGTTGAAAGTTTTGTCAAGAAAAACCTTTGAGTACCGATGCTACACAAATTGGAGTGATTCCAGCTTCTCTTCTGTCCACTGGCCGAAATCCATAGAATCGAACCGCCACTTTATGTAGAAGCGACCTACTTCCCCACTTCTACCCTTGAGGATATCCGCCCGCCGTCGTATTAGGGTCTCGACTGAATCATCCTCCAGGAAGCCAATGACTACCGAAGATACCTGTCCTACCGCATCTCCGCCGAAAATATCTTCGAGTCCTGGCTCCTCATTTTTCTTGGCCTTTTTTACCACGTCCCGACCAAACTGATAACTGGCCACGCAGGGGGTACCGATATCCCCGGCAATGGCCGCTTTGAGATTTTCTGCTACGTAGGCTATCTTGTCCCAGCGACTCATTTTATCTTTGGTGCGTACCAGATAAGCCCCATCAATGTAAACTACTTCTGGTTTGAGTTGCCGACACAGCCGCCAAATGTCCTCAATAGTGGCAGTCAGGTTTCCATCCACAATATATAGTGGTTCGGGGTGTCCTTTCAGGAGGGTTAGCTCTTTGACGACCTTGTTGAAGGCCGAGGTAGACATGGCCGCATTTTTCAGCTTGGTCAGATTATAGTGGGTGTGCATGGCTGCTACCCGCTGCTCCAGGATGATGGGTTTCATCTCCATGGATATCAACAAGGTACGTTTTCCTTGATTGTACCATGCGTGGTGGGCCGAATAGAGCATCATAAAGGTCTTGCCTGCGGCTGGACGTCCTAGATAGGATACCACGTCGCCCGGTTGTAGTCCCCCACACATATCATCCAGATAGGGCCAACCCATATTGATGCCGTAATTGCTCCCCTGCAATAATTTTGATTTGTACTCCTTTACGATGTGGTCCGCCGCGTCTCGAAAGTCGATGATGGTGGTACCACTGGCTTCCAGGTGCAGGTTGATGATACGGTCAGAGTGGGTAGCGAGTACTGCCTCAGGGTCCTTGGTGGCGAGACTCTGTTTGGTCTCTTGAGCTATTTCCTTGAGGCTATCCACTATAAAACGATTACGAAGTTGGTCCCGATAAAACTCCGGGCAGTTTTCAGGTGGAGGTAGGAAGTCTCCGGTGGTTCCCGCCAAAAACTCGTTTACCAGATTGATGGAGGGTAGAGAACCATACTGCTGACAATGTCCATTGAAAAACTGGAATAGCGGTGTCTCAGACTGGCGAAAATAAGCGGGTAGCAGGTGTAAATTGAAGTAGGCGTTTATCTTGTTCTCTTGTAGCACAGCCGAGTAGAATTCCAAAATCATAAACCACCCCTTAACCCGAGATACAGGTGTAATGCTCGTCGAAGTGAGCTTTAAAGGCCCCTCCATAGCTCTTGGCCATAGAGGTCATATTTTCTACGTATATTACCGTCTGGCATCCCCGCTGATACCGAGTGTACAATAATCCCAACAGGCTAGTAGACTGCCATGCGGCTATTTTGGACCCACTTTCCGTGTTCAGGTAAAAATTGGGAATGAGTAGCACCTTACAATCAGGCACTGAGCCCTCCTTCTGGTCCTCAATTACCTCCTGTAGGGTGTAAACCCTAGCGTCAATGAAGTTACGGATACACGCCCCAGCAATGGCTTGCATCCGGTCCTCTACGTGCGGAATAAGTCCCGTAAACATGAGACCAGCAATACCAGAGTCAACGTGCGTGTTCATGCTCTTGAACCATGCTACCTCATCCTGACCACAAATCGACACCATGGACGTGTAAATGAACTTGGGTAGAATACGGGCTCTCTGAGCAAAGCGTGGGATATCTACCGCCAGTCGATAATGAGTTTCCGGCTGGAGTATACCCCCCGGCACGTAATACTGTGGGTAGTGGATTACATGCTTTTCTATCTCGGTTAAAACTTTCATAGTGCCCTCCTTCTAGCCCGCCTTACTTTGCAGTTTCTCCCACTTAAAGATATCTTCCAGAGTAACAGAATCTTCTGCGGGTGGCAATGTTATGGGTATGATTTCCTTCATAGTAACCTTGAATGGTTTTTGTGCAATTAATTGCACTGGAGCTACGGTGGCATTTTGGTACTGAATTATGAAGTTGACAGCATTGGCCCCATTCTTCAACAGGAATCCCATGTCAGGTAGGGCGGGAGAATAGAACACGTTGAAGTGCCCCTTGAGGTAGATACAAAACTCCACCCATTTTTCGATTATCGTGGTGAGGGCATAGTCCTCCTCCAAATGCCCTTGAGTGAACAGAGTCAACAGATACTTGAGTTGCCCCTTTTGTTTCACCGTCAGGCAGACCATGGTTATCTGCGGATAGATTTTCGGAATATGATTCCGCCAAAGTAAATCTGCCTTGGCCAGAGAAAAATTCAGGGGGGTGTGTATTTCTCCCACTTGACTGGTTTTCTTTTTCTTCTGGTTTTTCAATTTTTCTACTAGCCCTAATACATCAGAGGATGAAGTACCTTCTGGAAATTTCATAATTTTCTCCTCTGATTTTTTGTGAGCTTGCGAACTGCAAACTTGTTTGCCAAGAATTTCTTTTTTATTATCTTTTAGGTTAAGTATAGGTAACTCCCCCGGTGAGACGCGACAGGTCTCAAGCTGAGACGTGACTGCGCCCTTGGAAACTCCCCCGATGAGACGTTGCTCTACTGCTGCTACTTTCAATTCGATGGCTACTTGGGGTGGTTTTGGGTTTGTCAGTTCCAGATTGTATTGGACTTTGCGGTCTGATTTGGTGGGGGTCACGTATCCTTTATCTCGCAAAAGAACCAAAGCCCTATGCACCGAGGCCCTACTTAATCCACTTTCTCTGGTTATGGTTTCCCATGTGGGGCAGCATTTTTTTGTGTGATGGTTAGCGTGGTCGGCCAGTACTCTCAAAACTAGGCTTTCCTTACTGCTGAGTTCTACCAGTTTTTGTATCTGCTTGTGGTGGTCAAAAGCCATAAAAAGTCCCTCACTGTGGTTACGAGGTGTCAGATAAAGAGAAGGTTATACTGTGCTGCATTTTTACTCCGTAGGGATTCTATCAATCCTTTTTTCTTTAACGATACCATAGCTCTGTGTACTGATGAACTACTCGTACTTGTTTCAGCTATGATTGTTTCCCACGAGGGACAGCATTTTTTTGTCTTCTTGTTGTAGTGGTCCGCCAGGGACCAGAGTACTAATTTTTCGTAAACTGTGAGCCCGGTCATTGCAGTTATCTGGTGGTGTATATCGTGAGCCATAAAAATCTCCTTACGGAAATGCCCCCCTGACATGGGCCAGGGGGGGGGTAAAATCACAATGGGTCGGTGATTATTTCTTGCCGAAGTTGACCTGTATTACCTTGCCCTCCTTACCAGTAATGGCTTCTTTGGCTTGGGGTTTGTGGTCCGGGTAGACACTCAGGAACTCGGCACACAGAGTCTCTTCAACAAATTTCTGTATTTCATCCAGTCCCACGGTGGCTCCAGGACTCTCTATGTAACTGGCCAGGGTCTTGGTTATGGCCCCCTGAATACCGGCTACTACTTGAGTCTTGAAGTCTTCCAGCGTGGCCATACTCAGATCAGGAATCATGGCGGTGAGATTGAGACTGCACCGATTGGCATCGCGCTTGGAGAATCCTATCTCGTAGTTTATGGCCGCGCAGGCTTGGACATTGGTGACGGCGATAGCACTGTTGGGGTCTCGGGCTACGCGAACCCGTATCCCTAGTACTTTTGCCTGTTCATCTCCTACCACGGGGAGCAGGAGGGGTTTCACGCCCAGGGCCAGCCCATTACACGCATGGATAATGAGGTAGTCCGGGGCTCCATCAGTGCCTACCAGGCGGTTGGTTTTAGTACTCATCGTCATCAGGCCCTTGTCCATTATCCGCAAATTCAGGTTCATCGGAGACCATCGGGGTTTCATCGTTTTTCCCCGCGTGACTCTGTTTGAAATGGTCCACGCAATTCTGAGCCACATAAGTCTGGAGGTAGGCGTACAGACCATCCAGAGGTACTATCCATTCGGTGTTACCGAAGCAGGAGTAGAGCTTTTCGATGGTGGCTATGTGGGAGTCGGAGAAGAATCGAGTCAAGGTGCGCTCCATACTTTCATCCTTACGAACCCCCTTAGTATCGACCTCATCGGTGAATACTTTGGAGATACGCACATGACTGGATTTCTTGCCCACAAAAGGCAGCCGAGGGAATTCTTCCGGGACATTCAAAACGTCCGCACCCTCGTAGATAGGCACGATACGGACCCGGAATTCTGACTGGTAGTACGAGTACAGGGGACGGATCGCAACTCGAAACGCTCGGTTGGCAATGTCACCCAGTACCAGATAACTCTGGGGCTCGTAGGTACCGTTGATGAACAGCGCTGGGTAGGGGAAGTCGGCAGGTACGGCCAACTGTTCCCGATTGCCCTTGGTGTTGTTGAACATGACGGCCTGGGGCAGACAGTCCGCGTTGCCCGCGATGGTCAGGTCCTTGCTCTCCACGGGGATGATGTTGGGGTTGTCTACCTCGGTCTCCTTGGTTCCGTAGCTCAAATCTTCGTCTTCCATTTGTTGCCTCCTTGCGTGGTTGCCGGTTGGGGTTACCGGTTGGTTGAATTGATAGAAAGAGTATATAATAAGTAGAAAGTTTTGTCAAGATTATTCTTTAGGTATATAACCTACTGTAATTATTGACTATTCTTTTGGTATAGCTTTCAGGTACTCTAGTTTGATGTACTTGAAAACCAGTTGCGTTATGTCCGACGGAGTGGCTCTGCCTCCCGATTTGTAAAGAAACTGCGTCACATGACCATGAACATTTATCGTAAAGTTATGCAAGGATGGTACCAATTCTCCCAAATGTGGGAACGAATTAATCAATCCAGTTACTAAATCTAGCCCTTCTGGTAAATGCAGACCCTCGAAACGCATGGTGTAATCAATACGACCGGGGCGATATAGCTCAGTGGGCAGGGCCTCCAAGAGGTTGGTAGTCATGATTACCAGAGTCTTGGACGTTCTCTCTTGCAGCCACCAGAGTAGACGGGAGAGGATGCGCTGTACTGCCCCGGTGGAATCATCCCCCACTTTGAATATCTTTTCTACCTCATCCAGCAGGACCACACAGGGTTCCTCTGCGTCGATATGCCGAAGAGCCTTTGCAAACATACCCTCTGATTCACCAACATACTTTCCCAGGGAGTCTCCCACCTCTAGGGCGTAGAGTGGCAGGCCCAGTTGGGTGGCCAGGTACTTGGCCCCCTGAGTCTTACCCGTCCCTGGAGTGCCGTAAAATAATAATCCACGCGGCCGCAGACGAGTCTCTCTACAGTGTAGGAATATAGGACCATCAGTTTGGAGCCACAATTCCAGTGCCGTATTGGGGTGGTTGTATGGGAGAGTAGTATTAACCATTGTGGCCCCTCTCACGGGGGGAGAGAGCATTTTCTTGACGGCAAGCAGATCAGTCAGTGTGGCATTGGTACCTTTTATCTCCATGAGGATACGGATAATTTCCGTTATCTCCTTGAGAGTGTGCCCCACTAGGTAGGGGGTAAATTCTTCAACTTGAGTGGCGGGTAGATGCGGGGCCAAATTGGACTTCACGAGGTCATAGTCGGGAAACACCATGCCGACTGCAAAACTGCCCTCCTGATCCTCAACATTGATGAAAATAATACTCTGGGCATATTCAGACAGGCGAGTGTACAGTTTGGGGATGGCCCCCGAGATGGGGTTGTAGGAGTAGAATATAGACCCTATCTTATTTCCCTCCTTCTTGGTTATGGCGAGTAGGTTTCCCGCCATAATTTCTCCTTTCAGTGGGTATTCTGTGATGGGCATACCTGCGTAGTGGGTCAGTACCTCCAGGATGTTGATGGTGTCCGTGGTTTCCACCGATATAAGCGGGATACGGGCATTAATGGCCAACTTTAAATCCATAATATACCTCCATGTAGGGTGTGTGATGGTTATAGTATATTATATGTATATGGTTTTGTCAAATAAATTCATAAAAAAGACCCCCCGCCGTACCAGGGCGGAGGGTAATAGCTACTGTGCCGTTATTATGCCATGAGGTCTTTGCTGAGGCAAGTACTTCTGTGCAATTAATTGCACAAAAATTAGTAGGTCTCGTTGGCCCCTTGCGCCCAAACATTAACATCACCGGCACCTACCGAGCGATTGAGGCGTATCTCGTTGTACGGGAAGTTACCTGGAAGAGTCCAGATTATGAAGGCTGTACCTGCAAACAGCGTAGTGCCGAAGACGCTGGCATTGGGCAGGTCCACCCACGGAGCCAGGGGGGACAAACGAACTTGGAGCTGAAAGGTGGTTCCTACGGGCACGGCGGCCTCTGACAAGAGCTGGGTAACTTTGCTCATGGCTTTGGACTGAGCACCATCAGTGGCCGAACTGTAGAATTTTACTGCTTGATATGCTGGCATACTAACCTCCTTGGGGTTGATTGTTACTTTATACCTTCGATGAGTATCCGCAGACTATCTGAATACCCTTTCTCCGCGCTCAGAGAGGCCCCAAAGCCCTGAATGATCTCACCGTAGGTCTCGGTGCCCTTAAATGCACTGATGGGCCATACAGGACGTTCTGGGAGGGTGGGGCGCACACAGGGGACCGGGGTTGGAACGTAAACTACGTTAGGGGCGCAACTGGTCATGGTAATCATGATTAGCAGGGTGATGGCGGACGCGAGAAGTAGTCCCACAAAATACATGATGGTTCTCAGTAGTGCTGTTTTCACAGTAAACCCCCTACTAATTTACGGGCCAACTCAAGACCATACTTACGAGCATCCTCACAGGCTTTAGGGGGCGGAACCGACATAATGCGATCAGTTCTTTTCTTGCTGTCCGCCATGGCCGTGAGCATTTTTTCGCGTGCTACCTGGGCATCTATCTTGGCCTGTTCTCCCGCTTTCTGCATCTGCAAGATACCCTCATTCTGCAAGGCGGTGGCCGCCTTATACCCTTTAAGTTGTTGTCCCGTAACTTCTAGGTCTTTGGCTATCCACTTGTTTCTTATTCCGAGATACGTTGTCATTACTATCAGGATCGTCAGGAGTATCAGCATTAGGTACTGGACTATCTTGATCGACAGGATTGCGTTTAGGATTTGCAGGATTGGCATCGGGTACCTCGTGGGAAGCAGAAGGAGCGTCGGTAGCTCCACCGTATTTGAAAGCAATCAATTTGTTGGCTACCGCACCGCTACCAACAACACCCATGTAGATCAGAAAAAACTCTGAGGTCAGTTTACCGTCCATGGTGTAGTGAATGACCACATATGAACCGACGGCATTGGCAACGAAACTCCAGAGTTTGGAGTTGCTGAGTTTACCGCTATCATCAAGAAGGAATTGGGTCAGCATGCCAGTCCGAACTAAATACCAGGCAGAGAGAAGATACGCAATGACGATGAGCATCTCTGGTATGGTGAGATGGGTTATAGCTGACTCAGCCATAAGGCTACCTCATTGCTTCGTCGGTTGTTTAGTCCTTTATCCACTCGGCCGCCAGCTTTGTTCCAGCGCATTAACTGGGCGGGAACAGAAGTATAATCTCCATCATTGAGGAGTCGTAACAAGGTGGAAGACTTGAAGCGCGGCTCACCTACATTAAAGACGAAGGAGACCAGGGTATCATATTGATCTTGATTCAACGGTACGGATACAGAATCAGTGACAGCACCCTCCCTTGGCACTAAATCTTGCTCCAGGAGGGAGTATACTAAATCAGAACCAAGCCCCTTAGAGATATCAACCGGGGCCGCGTTGATGTAAATGATATCCGTCTCTCTTTCTTCGGGTAGGAGGAGGTGGCCCACCCCAATAGTCCATTTATTTGCAGTATCTTTGTAGGCGTGGGCCTTGAAACCCTCCCACTGAATCAGGAGGTCTTTGCCTTTGGGGGACATTCTCATCGAATCACCTCGTACCCTTCATAGTATTCAACTCGTTTTGCTGAGGCCATGCAGTGATTGGCCCCAAATATTAGGTCAATCAGATAGACCACGTAACGCATCCCCCGCTTATCCCTGTTACGCCACACCCTTGAACTGATGGGCTCATAGGGAGACCCCCCTAACCAAACATTCAGGGTTAAGTCCCTAACTAGCAGGTGGTTCCTGAGGTACAACTTAATTTTTTTCATCTACTGTCCTCCGCAGGGGGCAATGATACAGGTGCCAAGCAATTCCGAAGTTAGCGCATTTAGGGCAGTGTTCAGTGTACCCTGCGTAAGGACAGATGGTGTTCATGGTGCCTCCTTACTCGGGGAGGTAAAACTCGTCGATGCACATATTGGCACCAGTTTGATTTGCGTCCCCGCCGAAAAACAGCGTGATGAGACACTGACCTGGCGGTATGGTGAACTTGAGTGGCATCCATTTGGTAGTGTAACCGGTGGCTACCTGTTTGCCCCACCCCTCTTCCTCGAACTTCTCTGTCTTGAGGAGTACGCTCATGAAGCCATTGTTGGGACTGGCACAGAGTACTTTGAGACTCACCTCGCCACCCTTGGTGTTGACCATCTGCTGAATGATGTACTTATTGGTTTCATTGTGTTCAGGGCTGGTCGGCCCATTTTTCAGCATGAGATACTTTCCGGGATGCAGAAGTAACCCCGGTTTGCCACTTGGCATGTGTGGAAATTCAAATTTCGGAGGATCAGCAACCGGCTTGGCCGGGTACTGGGTACCATTCAACGAGCAGACGTTTAGAATGAGGTTCCATCCATCAATGCTACCATTCTGAAACTGTGGTTTCATCTTGATCTCCTTTTGCTTGGGTTGATTACGTTAAGGTCACCACGCCCCCAGCATTCCACTGAATTGTGAAATTGCCCGCGCTTGAAGACTTTGTACCGACAAAATCAATATAAGCAATCAGGTAGCTGGTGGAGTTTACACCGCTGTCCAGGTAGACTACCGCCCCATTGGCAGTGATGGTCGATGCTGCCCAAGTAGTATCAGCAAAATCGAACTTTGCCAGATTGTTGGTATCATCCTGTGTCACTGTAGGACTTGTTATTTGCTGACCCCTGGCGGTGTAAGCCGTACCAGTGATTTCATTGGCTACGACATCAGCAAAGGTGGTGTGGGTGTCTTTCTTGACCTCGTCTGCGATGGCAGCATAGGTAGCATTGACCAAAGCCACTTTGATATTAGTCCCCACACTCAAATCTGGAAATTTGGCCTTCATCTGATTGACCTTAAAGGCGTTGTAAATTACGTCTGCCATGTTAAATCTCCTTTACCTTTAGTTTGATTTCCGATTCGAGAACACTACCCTCTGTTCCTGTTACCCTGTAGGTCAGTTTGTAGGTGCAACTATCGTACCCCCCACTTAGAGTACACGCGGCAATACTGCCAGATACAGCCTTGTTGGTGATGGTTAAAGCACTACCAACAGTTTCAACCCCCGACAAAAGAACAGAGGTTACGGTGAGTACTGTCAGAGTTTCCGACGCATTAATTCGGGGAGAGAAATCTATGCCTACCCCGATAATAGTTTCTCCTGGCTGCTTACTGAATGAAAACATTAGTTTACCTCCGTAAAAACTTTTACCGTGCTAGGCTCTATGAATGTTTTTTCCTGGGTATAATCGGAAAATACTCTATCCACAGTTGCGGATTGAAACAGGACGGATATTAACCCAATTGCCCCTGTCACGTCAATAAATGGATGAAGTGCGGAGAACAAAGCCGTAATTGTAGCAGGTGTAAGGACAGAATCTGTTACAACAGTCCTGCTCAAAGCATCCCACACTGCACTCTGCGTTGCGGGAGATATACTAGCACCTTGAGAAGTGGTTGTAGACCACACGGAGAAAGCAGCCGATACACTTCCCACGGTGATTCTATAATCGGTCACTAGGTCTGGGTGAAGAGCGGTGGCAACAATTGACTGTACCCCTGCGGTAATACTAAAGTTACTGTTCTGTAAAGTAGTAGCGGCCAGAACGGCGTATATGCCGGACAATGCTGCTGGTGTTAAAGTGCTACCTATAGATAAACTTGCGCCTGGTGATTGATAGGATGCAACAAGCAGCCCCGCGGATATGATTTGATTGGGGTCAGGTATATTAAAACCCCACGCTTCCAACGTCTTCGCCGTGCTCCACGTATCAGCAGGGTAGAAGTTGACATTGATATTGCTACCGCTGTTGATTGATTTATCTGCGTAGAGGGCCGGGCCAATGGAACGCACCCTAGTCAGATTCATATTGGATACTGATTGCGGAGTTGGGCACGCTATAACGAGATTCCCTGCTCCTATAATCTGTGCCTTACCTGTCGAGTTCCCTTGCAGTTTGAAGTTCTTGAGGACCGTTACCGTGTTGGAAACAGGAATCGTCAGGATACGCGGCGTACCATTCGATAGGAGATTGTTCACCGTCATACTGTTTAGTGTCACGGTTCCAGTGTGAGTACCCGTAAAGTTGATGGTGTCAAAAACCATTCCTGCACTATTCA